ATGGGGGCACCAATGACGACGGAATACGATCGGCGGAAAGGGTTGAGTTTCAGGCAAGCTGAAGGCATCGATGAATTGCCGCAACAGATGCGGTCTGACGAGCTTCCGCTCTCGACCCGCAATGCCTTGTGGGCGCTCATTTACGCGTCCGCAAAAGACAAAAGCGGCTATGAAGTTGCAAATCAAGAATGGAAAACGCTTCTCACAGTTATGTATGTCAGCTTTTTCAATATGCCCCTCGATGAGTTTTCTGTGTCGGACGCGCTTGATAAGGTTAAGTCGACGCTATTTGATGGAGCGTACTACGACTGTTATGAGCTGATTCAGTGGATTGCCCGTTACGAACCGGCTCCCCACCGAACCGTTGATTCATTTCAGACCGTATTGGAAAAAAGTCGCGCCGGTTTCAGATTTGTCAATCGCGATACCCTCGTACCGATGACATCGGAGCAAGAGCGCCGCACCCTAGAGGCTGCTTTCGAAGACCTCTCTGGCGCTAAAATGACTGGCGCTCTCTCCCACCTTCGGACGTCTGCCTCTCATCTGACGCACGGTCGCTATGCCGATTCCGTTAGAGAGAGCATTCATGTCGTGGAATCGGTCGCCCGGGCCATTGTCGGTAATGAGACCTCCCTGGATCGAGCACTTATGAACCTCGAAAAGAGGAAGTCCATCCATCCGGCAATGAAGAGAGGCTTTGGTGCGCTCTACGGTTACACCAATGATCATCAGGGAATAAGACACCCCCTAGTTGATGATCCGGTTGCAAACGTTGATGAAGCAGATGCACTTTTTATGATTGGGGCTTGCGCCGCCTTCGCGAGCTACCTGATTCAAAAATCCATCAGCTAGGACCGCCTGCTAAAGGGCTGAGGCGGCGAGACTAGCGCGGCGGTCATCTTGACTTGCTCCGCGCGCCTCGAATGCGATGAGGAAAGCATCGTTGCAGATCCGGTGCCAAAGGTGAGACATGCCCGTCTCCGGGTCGGCCGCCTCACCATCCCACCAGGCGAGTCCATGGCGTTCGCCCGCATCGAAGGGCCGGCTCCATGCCATTCCCTTCTCCCAGTTACGCTCGCCATACTTGTTGGCCCCATAGGCCAGCACGGAAGCCAGCGCGATGATTGCTTCGGGAGGGATCAGATCCAAGCGTAGCGCCGCCCGCTCGGCAGCGTCCGCAGGGAGCGCGCGAGCAAGTTGCTCGAGGAAAGCACGCGGCAAGCGGTGAAGCGGCGCCTTGCCCTGGTCATCTTTTCGTCCTTCCATCACGCCCTCCCCATCTCGGCCGGGATGCGCACGCGTGGCAGCGGCGGGATGGCCGGCTCCTCGAGCTGGATCTCGACGCGCTCGCGCAGCTTCCATCGCTCGTGCAGCAGGAAGAGCCATTGCATCGGCGGCTCGAGGCTGGCGCGGAGGCCATTGCCATATTCGGTGTAGCCGGGCACCGAGCCGTTGCTCAGCACGTTCCCCGGATTGGCCGAGGTGTGGTAGTGCCCGTGCAGGATGAGGTCGGGGCGCCGCCCTGCCCTCGCCTGTTGCGCCTCCACCTTCTTCGTGCCGCGCACGATCGGCGCGAGCGGGCCGATGAAGCCCTGGCCGCCGCCTGTCCCCATGCCGTCGCCGTGGTTGACGAAGACGGTATGGCCGAGCACCGGCACGACGGCGTCGCGCGAGGCGCCGATCTGGAACGTGACGCGCTTGTCGCCCTCGAAACGGTCGGCGATCATCGAGGCCGCGAGCGTGTCATAGGAGGCGCGCGCATAGAGCTTCGCCGTCGGCTTCACCGTCACCCGGCCATGGTTGCCCGGCACCGAGACCACATGCACGCGGCCGAACGTCTCGCGCAGGTGGCGGATGCCGGCCGTGACCTCCTCGACGACAAAGCGCACCTGTTCATGGGCCGTCAGGCCATTGGTGATGCGCAGCTCCTCGTGAATGTCGCCTGAGACGAGATCGCCGCCGAGCGTGAGCAGGACGCCCTGATTGGCGCAATCGACGATCCATCGCGGCCCGATCTCGCAGGCCGCCGCGAAGAGGCGCCGCAGCCGCCGCCGGCAGATCTCGATATCGAAGGAATTGAGGCCGAGGATCTCGTCGGCGCTCACCACCTCCCCCGCATGCACGTCGGAGAGCAGAAGCCCGATCACCGACCGGCTACGCTTGCCGGACGACGGCGCGAGCAACCACGCGGGCGGCTGCACCGGCTGGCCGCGCATGCCGGCAAGCTGCTCGGCGAGCAGCTCCACCTTGGCGAGATCACGCGCCAGGCTGAGCGAGCGCCGGCGGTAGAAGGCCGAGTCGTGCTGCTCGCGGCGCTGCACCTCCGGCGGCTTCTCCGCCGCCTGCGCCAGCATCTTGCGCGCGATGCGACGGGCCGAGCGCTCACCGACGCCCATGGCACGGGCGGCCGCATGGGGCTTTTCGCCCGCACCGATGCGCCGGCGCAATTCGTCTTCCTGCGCCGCCGAGAGGCGGACGCCACGAGGTTGCTTGTTCAAGGGATTGCTCCGTTATGACGACCGCTGGCGGCTCAAGGCCGCCTCGAGAGCGCGGTCGATGCGCCCGCCCAAAGCTTCGATGGCCGCGGCCATGCGCGCTTCCGATGCGACGAGCCGCTTCTCGACGCGGGTCACGGCTTCGCTCGAGACGAAGGTTCTGGCCGCCTCAAGCTTGTCCGCCGCGATCTGCCCGTTCAGCATGTCGACGCGCCTGTGCAGGTGGTGGATGGCGCGCCGGTTGTCCTGCCAGACCCAGGCGACAGGCGCGGCGACGGTGGCGAGGATCCCGGCAAGCATCGCGATCTCCGACCACTCGACTGTCGGACCAATGCCCATCAGCGCGACATCCCCTGCCAGCCGCAGAGATATTGCCCGGTGCCGTTGTGGCCGGCCTTCTGCACCTGCGTGCGGGCGGGATCGCCGGCGACGGGCTCCATGGGATTGGCAACGTCGCAGAAGGCCACGCGCTTGCGTGCCGCCTCAGGGGTAGCGACAGGCGCCGGGATCAGCTTGCTGCTCGCACACCCGGCGAGCGGCATCGCGAGCAGCGTCGCGAGCACGGCGAGTTTCTTCATCGATCATGCCTTCCGAGTTCGTGATTTGCTTCTGGATCTCGACGAGCGCGGCGGCATGGCCGCGGTCATAGGCCCGGTCATTGATCGACCAGGCCGCGAGCCCGAGGACGACGAGGGCGCCGCCGGCGAGCGCCAGGCGCCAATTGGCGAGGATGGCGGCGAGCGCTACCCCAATCACGTCTTCGCCTCCCCGTGGCTATGCCGTGTCATGGTGACGACCAGGCCGGCGACGGCGCCGACGAGCGCGAGCCCGATGAGCAGGTTGCGGATGGTGGCAACATCGGCAAAGGGCGAGAGCTGCTGTGTGACCGACGCCGCGGCACCGGCGACGGCCGCAGCCGCCGTTCCGACCTTGATCTTGCCCTCAGTGCTCGCCGTGACCTTGGTATCGGCCGGCCGGGCCTTCTTCTCCATGCCGGAAAGGAAGGTGACAGCGCCGAATTGCTGATCGGCACGGGCGAGCTTGATCGCATTGGCGCGAACCTGCTCGACGCGGGTCTCCCAACCGTTGCCGTAGCGTTTCCACGTCGAGAGGCCCTTCATGAAGGCCAGGCGCTGATCGCATTGCGCGTTGATCAGCGCCTCCTCATCCCGGCCGGCGGCCGCCTCGACAGCGGCGAGCGTCTGCGCCCCGATGATGCCGTCGGCCGTCACATCGATCGCGCGCTGCAGCCATTTGGCCGACTGCGCGGTGCCGGAGTTCACGCCGCCGTCGAAGGCGACATAGTCGGTTCCGGCCGGCAACTGATCGCAGTGCAGCACGTCCCAATAGGCGCGCTTGTAGATGGCAATCGCCTTTTCCTTGGTCAGGCCGGCGATGTCCTCTTTCGGGAAGGCCGCGGCCGAGATGCCGTATTTCGTGCCCCTCAGCTTGCCTTTGCCGACCTTGCCGCCGGTCCAGTTGCCGGGGTCCTTGCTGTCCATCGAGAGGCCGCCCTCGTGCATGAACAGCCAGCCGATGATGAGATCGAAATTCGCGGCGGCCATTACTGGTCACCCCGCGTGGTCGTGGACGCGCAAGCGTCCGCTGCCGCGCGGAACGCGGCCCGGTTCAACGGCATAGCGATGTCTCCAAGAAAAAGCCGCCGGAGGGGCGGCCGAACTATTCAGCTAGCATTCATCTAGGGCGGGCCAACGTTCGGCCGCCCTACCCCCAGGGCAGGCCCCGGCCGTGCCAAAGCCTTGCCCCCCAGGGTCGGCACCGCCGGGGCCACTCGCGTCAACTATTGTGATTTGACGGCAAGCTTAAGCGGGAGAATTCTGCTTGCGGGGCGGTATGGGGAACGCTCTGCGCTCCCGGATCGGCCGTCTCGGCTTCCCCCGAGAACCACTGATCCGGGAGCGGCGCCTAAAGCAGAGCCGCAGCCCGAAAGAAGCCGTCGACATTCTGCTGCTTGAGCCTGCCGCCAAAGGGCGTCGTGCGGGCTGCCGCGTAGAACGCGGCCCGGTTTAAAGGCATAGCGATGTCTCAACGAAAAAAGCCGCCGATTGTGGCGGCTTGTGCTGTGATACTTGCAGAACCTGCACGGGGCCCCTATTGCTCAGGCTATGGGGGTACGCTGATGCTCAGATCGCTCTTTTCGTCGCTTCGCGGCCAGCCGAAATCATCGGAATTCGCAGACCTCCCTGCCGACCTCCGAGCGTTCATTTCGCAATTCGGCGGAGATGTCAGCCTGAGCATCGGGCCGAGGTCCATGGTCGCCCCCTCTCCAACCCAGGCCGCCTTCATCGGCCGGTCGCCGGAAGAAGGACGCGATTTTATAAATGTGCTTGGCGGTGTGCTGCCGAGGGGCAGTCAGCATCCATTCAAAATCGTCAGCTTCTTTACCGAGGACAATGAGTACGCTGAGCATGCCGAACGCCTGAAAGCCTCGCTAGAGGCGTTGAACCTCCCGCATGAAATTGTCGCGTTCCGCAGCGACCCGGCCTGGGAGCTGACTTGTGCAAAAAAGGCCCGATTCGTTCGGGACCAGTGGCATGCATCAGACGTTCCAATCGTTTGGCTCGACGCCGATGCCACCGTCGAGCAGTACCCAACACTGTTCGGAGCAATTGACGCCGATTTCGCAGTACATAAATGGAACGGCTGGCAGCTCGGGTCTGGCACTGTCTATTTCGGCAGGAGCAATCTCGCGAGAGACCTCATAGACCAGTGGGTAATTCGCTCCACGGCCGATCCGGCAACGTGGGATCAAGTCCATCTCGAGTCCGCGTGGTGCGATATCAGCGCCAAGGCACCTCTCCGCACCGTTTGGCTACCGCGATCATATTTGCAAATTTTTGATGCTTCGACCCAAGGCCTAGAGTCCGTTATCAAACATTGGCAGGCATCGCGTAAGCCCAAAGCCGAGGGGCGCACCACCGGCAGGGGCATGCCGAATATCACGGGGGCAGGGGTCCGAGACCGCCACAACAACCATCTCTGGCGGAGCGCCGAGGAGGCCTTCTGGATCAACGAGGGGACAGCCCACATCAAGCCAGAGATCGGGTACGAATTCCCTGAGGGGTTCGATGTTTCAATCCCCTTGCGTCATGCAATCGGGGACCGTTTCCCGGTGCTCGAAATCGGCTGCGGTGTGGGACGGATCGCCTCCCTATTCTCACCTCAGGAGTACCTCGGGGTCGACATCAACCCCACAGCAATCAGCGCGGCCAGGGCGGCCCTGCCACAGCACGATCTCCGCATCTGGGACACGGGGCATCGCTACCCGGAGGCTCCAACCGCCTTTTTCTACACGGTTCTTCTCCACGTATCTGACCAGATTTTGCCAGACCTCCTGCGCGAGGCATCGCAAGGGCGGGAACGCTTCATCATCGCAGAAGTGATGGACAGTCGCTGGCGCCGAGACGGCGACCCTCCGGTGTTCAACCGCAACCCCGAGGAGTATATTCTAGCTATGCAGGATATCGGTTTCCGTCTCGTCTCGGCAGGAAAGAGGCCTTACGCCCGGTACGACTGCGAGCCCTTTAACATCGGCCGGGACAGCCGACTAACTATTCTGGCATTCGACCGCCCCCCTGCTTAGGCTTTATGTCTCCGCCGTCGCTTGCTGATCAACAAGCGGCTTCAGCGTGCCAGTGGTGAAGCCGGCGAGCACAATATCCTCCTTTGTCCCAGTGATCGTGCCGCCCTCGGCCATGATTCGTTGAATCTCTTTGGTGGCGAGATCGTCTATGGCAATGCGGGCTCGTTCTTTTGCAATGTTAAGTACCCACTCTTGGGGATCTATCGCGACAGCCGAAAGAGCTTTGCTCGCTACGTCCGACATGGAGATAGTATAGTCCATTGATCTATCCTTATCCTATAAGATGACCACCGAAGTACGTTCTGACTGCCTGGAATACTATGGCACCACTTGTGCCTGTGAGGGCACCCCAGAGCTCTACGTAGTCTCCGGGCTGAAGCTGGATGACGATGCTAATCGGAGTCATGCCATAGACAATTCCGTGTTCGGCCCGAACCATAAGCACTTGCGAGCCGTTTTTGTAGAACATCGAATCTACAGTTCCGGCATTAGCCGTACCCCCGGCTGACTCAACATTACCAGTGAAGAGATAAGCGCCCGCAACAGGGGCCGTAAACCGCGCCCCATTATAGTAGTTTCCGCGGTTGAGTGAAATATTGTTACAACTCACGAGAAAGGCGCCGTTCCCCCGCGTCACATCTGCTGAAAGATTGGCGAAGAAGGCTGGTTGGCTGGGCACGAGTAGCCGGCCCGACGAGTCCGCCTGAATCCCTCCCAGCCCCAGATTGGCGCGCGCTACGGCCTTGTCGGCCAGATCCGAGAGATTGTTTGCCGCGAGCAGCGCGCCATTGGCGTCGAGGACAGCCGCGCCCCACTGGCCATTGTGATAGATCCGAAGCCCGCTCGCGGTGTTGTCGTAGAAGTCGCCTTCCTGCGAAGGCGTGCCGTCCGGCCGCGTCGCCGGGTCTGCGGCCAGAGGGCCGTAGTATATGTCGCGGAAGTCGGCTAGGGCGCCAGTCGCCGTGGTGGCAGCTCCGGTCGCCGTGCTTGCCGCCCCGGTCGCGGTCGTCGCTGCACCCGTGGCGGTCGTCGCTGCCGTCTCTGCCGCCGTCTTGTCCACCGCAACCTGCTGAGTGTCGGCATCGATCTCGGCCATGATGGCTTCGAGCTGCGCGAGAAAGGCATCGATGTCGTCCGGAATGCCGCGCAGCTTTGTCAGATATTCCGCCAATCGCCGGCCATAGTTCCGCGGGTCGACATAGGAATTGTTGCGGTAAACCGCATAGGCCGTCGCATCCGCACTCTCGCCGGCCCATGGCGCCGCGAGCGTCAGCTCCGTATCGGAAACCCTGTTCAACACCAAACCCATATTGCCACCGACGAAGAGCACATCGCCCTTATCGATGGCCGTTTGCCAGATCGTAAACTGACCAGTCACCGTGACGGAGCCATTCGTGACGGTGCAGGTCGTGTTGAAGCCGGAACCGGGGATATTAGTGCCGGTGTAATAGGGATAGACGAGCTGTTCGGACGGCATGGTCAGACGACCCCCTCGCGATCGAGCACCGCTTTGACCGCGGCAATGTCCTTGGCGGCGCGCACGGCGAGCTTCGCCTGCACGCGCTTCAGCTTGCGCTGGTAGACGCCCTGCGCCTGGTCGCGCACCTGAGCGGCGAGATCGGCCGGCTTCAGGCGGCGCGCCTTCGCCTCGGCTGCGAATTCTGGCAGCGGCTCCTGCCCGTCGAGCACGCGCTGGGCCTGCGCGAGGGTCACGGCGTCTTCACCGGCCAGGCTTTCCGGCCGGTCGGCGGCATAGGCACGGTCGATGGCGGCCTCGGCCGATGCCTTGAAGGCGGCAAGATCGGGCGCGATGACGACGGTTCTCATGGCGTCACCTCCAGCAGGAAATTGGCGTCGCGCTCCGGCCAATGCTCCACGGTGACCGTGTAGAGGCCGACCAAGGGAAAGGTGAGCGCGACGGGCTCGCCATCGCTCTCGATGCTCGCCTGCACAGGACCGGTGATTGTGACCGCAGCGCCTGCCGGCGCGCCCGTGAGTGTCAGGCCGCTGCCGGCCGGCACCTTGGCCGCTGACAGCACCGCCGGGCTCTCCGGTCGCCGCACGAGCTGGCCGTCCTTCAGATAGAAGCGGCGCGAATCCGTGCTGAGCACCACGCAGGGCTGGCCGCGCTTCTCGTAATCCGCCAGCAGGGCCGTGGCGTCGTCGGCATTGGCGACATGGACGATGCGGCCGGTCGCGTCGCCCGCGATCAGAATATCCATTCAACTCCCCATCACGTAAGCTTTGAAGGTGCCGCCGCCATAGCCGGCCACCGAGAAGGACAAGCCATTCGTCAACACATGCACGAAGACTTGTTGCAGCGCAGCCGTCTCTCCGGTATTGATCGTGTAATACATCTTGCTATAGGGCGAATAAAATTGCCCGCTTGCCAGAAAGCCGGAGATAACGATTGGCGGCCGGGCGAAGCTCATCGAGAACGGCACCCAGACATTGCTGGCATCACCGCCGACGCCAACTTCGTGATACTCGACAAGCGCGCCCTGCCAATCCGGCGAGAACAGCACGCGCGGGTCGAGATCATCCCCGACATTCACGGTGTCGGCCACGACCCGGAACTTGTCCGCCGCGTTGAAGAAGACAGAGAGCGCCATCAGGACGGCCCCCGATAGACGACATAAAGAATGCTCGCCGGCCGGTATTGTGCCGGCGGCTGGAGCATGTCCCCGTGAGCCGAGATGCCGCTCGGTGTAACCGTCAAGGCGATCTTATAGGTGGTCTCGTCAAACCAAGTGTAATGGTCGTAATAGCCGCCATCGGCCGCGCGGATCTTCGTGAAGACGAGCGGCGTATAGGGATAGACCCGGCTGAAATTCCCTGAGCCGTAATAATAGAACGGCGCGACCGACGTATAGGACAGGCCGAACTCGCCGGTTTCGATGATCTGGCCGAAGCGGATGCCGGCCATGAGCAGCATGTCGGGCGGGCGGCCCGAGCCGGCATCGAAGCCCGGCCGGCTGATCGCCAGATAGCCGGGCTGGATGATCACGCGGGTCGCCATCAGTTCACCCGCAGGCCGAAGGCGACATATTTGATGTCGAAATAGCCGGCGCGGGTGATGTCGGGATTGGCCGGCGCCGTGTCGTCCCAGCGAAGCTGGCAGGGATTGCCGCCGAGATAGACGAGCTGATAGATCGTGCCCCAAAGCCGCTGGGTCGAGCCGCTGGCGTTCTCGGCGTACCACCAGGCGCCTGGCTGGACGACATTGCCGGAGACCGGCGACCACCACACCGCCGGCCAATAGTCTGTGCCAGGCGGCATGGTAACGACCGCGCCCGGCGAGACGATGCCCTGCGCAATGATGGTGGCCACCTGCCCCCATTCCGTGGAGAAGGACAGGTTGCCGCGATCGGCCGGCCCCACGCCCAGAACGTCGACGCCGGGCTTGGAGACGAAAAGGCCCATCGGCCCGGCCGGATGCCGGCCGAGCACCACCCGATTAGTCACTGATGAGGATCCTTTCGTTGCCCAGCTCGATCCGCATCTTGTTGTTGGGACCGCGCAGAACGCCCGCCGTCACGTCGCCGATATTCGCCGAGATGGCCGAGAGGCTGTCCGTCTGGATGGCATTGGCCGACACGGTGCCGTCGGCGACGAGATCGCCGCGGATCGACACCCGTTGCGCGCCGTTCCGGAAAGCGACCGAGAAGAAATATTCCGGCATCGCGCCCACCGCGGCCGGCGGCCCAATCAGGAACTTGTCGGTCGAGACACGGACCTCGTTGACCACCTGCCCCGGCGCGCCGGTCGCCGTAATGATCTCGAAGCCAGAGATATAGCCGGCCGAAGTGATCGAGACCTTCCAGGAGCCGACGAGATTACCATAGGCGTCCGCCGCGGCCGTGAGCCGCTCGCTGACCGTGATGCCCTCGTTGTCATATTCGGCGACGACGTCGAAGCCGAAGATGGCGAGCGCCTTGTCGGCCTTCACGTCGACAGTCGCTATCTGCGTGATGGCGGCCCGCGCCTTGCCGTCGGCCGCGTCGGCGATGACATGCACCTCGCCGGTGAGATCCGCCACATCCTGGATCAGCGGGTTGAATGTGATGAACCTATCGATATCCGACCGCAGATCGTTCTCGTCGAGCTTGATCCGCACAAAACTGTTGCTGATCTCGATCTCGGGCGCGAGCACATCGACCACACTCCATGGCCCCGGCAGGCCATTGACCGTGCGCGGCTGCACCCTGACCTTCAGGTTCGATGGGCTGACCAAGACCTTGAAGAATGTCTCGCTGCCCTCAAACACGGCCTGCCAGGTCTCGCCCGCGTCATAGGAGATCTGCGCGGCATAGGTGGCAGCACCGGCCGGCGGTTCCCAGCCGACATTGAGCATGCAGTTGGTGCCCTCCTGCCGCATCTGCGCCGAAAGCGTCGTGACGACGGGCAGCCCCGGATTGAGGAAGGTCGGAACGCTCGGCAAAGGCGGCACGTCGCCCTCGTCGATGTCGTACACACGCGGGTCGTCGATGACGGCCTCGATCTCCATGAGGTCGCCATTCGGCGTGCCCTTGGTGACAAGCCCGTGCCAAGTCTGCGGCTGGCCGACCGAGAAGACGAAGCTCGGCAGCTCCATGGTCGGCGTGCGCGCGAGGACGTCAGTGATGGTGATGCCCTGCGCGCCCTCGCCGGCCGCGAGGTCGGCCCCGACAAAGGCGGCATGGCCGTCATCGACGCCGCGCGTCACGCGCACCGGGCCGAAGGGCAGACCGTCCTTACGGCGGATCTCGACATAGTGGTTGCCGCTACCAGCCCATTGCGGCGCCGGGTCGAGCGTCAGCGTCTTTGTCGCCGCGGCATAGGCCGTGACGCGACCGGACTGGCCCCAAGTCTGCGGCAGTTCGGATTGCACGGCGATGAGATCGCCGCGCTTGAGCATGCGGCCCTCCAGTTCGCACTGAAAGGTCACCGTCCGTCGGCGGTAGTTGTTCACGGCCGCGAGATAGCGGGCGACGCCGACCGCCTGCTCGCGCTTGGTGATGCCGTCGACCTGCACCGAGGCCGGCTTGACGAGGCCGGGCGCCGAGGGCGCATCGGCGAGCCGCCAGACGCGCTCGTCGAGATATTGCACCACGACGCCGTCGGCGAATTCCTCGTCGAGCAGCCGGCGCTCTATGGTCAGTGACCTCCGGACGATCTCCCGATCGGTGAAGAGCATGCGCGGCAGGGCACGCGGCTCGTCGCGCACCATCGTCATGCGATCGCCGATGAAGGCCGGATTGGCGCGACCCGGCTTCAGTGCCGTCTCGATCGCCTCATAAACCGACACGGGGTCGGTGAAGACGTGGTCGAAGGTGTGACCGATGCCGTCGAAATAGGTGGCGTAAGTCGTGAACGTCTGCAGATCGACATTGGCGAGGTTGAGCCCCGCCGAATAATCGCTGTTAGACCAGATATCGAGCGCCGCCCAAACGGGATTGCGCGTCGCCTGCTCGGCCCAGGCGGTCCCCGTCCACACCGGAATGATGCGCGTCGCGATGGTGCCGATTTTGCGGCTGGAGAGGCCGGAGAGAACGGCATCCGCCTTCATCTTGATCGCCAGCGTGGTGACGCCGGGGAAGCTCTGCGGCCCGTCGATCGAGGCGCGCAGGGCCGACCAGTTGAAGGCGTTCGTCACGGTCGACTTGCCGCCGTTATAGGGGTTCGGATCACCCTGCCAGACCGGTGTCGTCGTCCTCAGCCGGACCATGTAGCGGCCGGGCGGCACGCCGACGCGCTCGGTCACGCGGATCTGGCTGTTCTTGGCGAGGTTATAGGTCTTATTGAGGATGCCGAACCAATCGCCGATCTGCGCGCCGCCATCGTCGACGGGCGCCGCCTGCGCCTCGACCTGTGTCCCCACGGGATAGAGCTTGCTCTGATAGGTGTCGAAATTGCCGCCCGGCCAGACGAGATCGATGATCAGCTCGCGCGCCAGCGTTCCCGCGGCATTGGCGACGAAACCGCCGATCCAGGCGTTCTGCGGCTTCACCTCCTGGCCGGAGACTTCCGACGCCGTGACCACGTTCACGGGGAAGAGGGTGACCTGATCGCCGGGATTGCAATATTGCAGCTGCACATTCGGGAAGGACGGATTGAGCCCGCCCGCCTTGGTCCACAGCGGCGTATCGTCGATGCGGATTTCCTCGAGGTCGTACTTGCCGCAGCCGATCGCGAAGAGCTGATAGAGATATTGGTCGTCGCCCTGATATTCGCTGTAGGGCGGCGCGGCGAGATCCGGCGTGGCGAGACGCCGGCCATAGCCGACCGGGATAGGCTGTAACGGCCGCGCCTGATTGCTGCCGGACGAGATCGAATAGAGATCATCCTTCTGCTCGGACTGGCCACCCGACTTGGGCTGCATGAATCGCGTGAGCAGGAGCGAGCCACCGGCGACGAGCAGCGCCGCGCCGATACCGGCAGCTGTGGTCCCAGCGCCGAACACCAAGCCCGCCGCCCAGGGGGCAATCGCGGTCAACGCGATGAGTCCGACGACGGCGATGATGGACTTGGTGGTGGAGCCCCCACCGCCGCCCATGCCACCGCGGCCGGGCCGCGACAGGAACGCCACGTCGTCGCGCTTGCGCAGCTTCCGGTGCGCCCATTCCTTCACCGGCACCGGCGCGCCATTGACCAGGCAGACCGTCGGCAGGGCCAGGAAATGCCAGCTATGGCGCCGCACGAAACGGGAAATCGTCTCCCGATGCCGCCGCTCGGCTTCCGCGAGCACGACGAAGGGCGTTCCCGCCGGATCGGCGAGTTGATGACGAACAACGGGCATGGAGCGCTCAGTCTGCCTTGCGGCGGAAGAAGGTGATGTTGTGGAAGCCGCGGGCGGGCAGCGTGAGCAGATCGTCCGCCATCACGCCCGGCCCCTCGTCGGTATGGAGCACGAGCATCTGCCGCCCATCGGCCACAGCCACGCCGAGATGGAAATCACGCCCTTGAATATTGCCCATCAGCACGAGCGCGCCATCGAAGGGCTGCGAAACCCGTTCCCACCGCGACCGCTCGGGATGGCCGAGGATGGCGCGGGCGACCGCCCGCGGCTCGGCCGAGGCGCGGGTGATTGCCGGCAGATCTTCGCCATAGCACTCGCGCAGCACGTGACGCGCGAGGCCGTAGCAATCGAAGCTATCAGGACCATCAGCCCCCACCGCGTAGGGGCGACCGATCAGCGCCGCGAGGCGTGCAACGCGGTCGGTCATGACACCGCCAAAAGCGCCGAATATTCGTCCGACGTGTAGAGCTTGCGCAGGAACTTGAGGTTTTGCGCGCTCGCGACGGTCACATTGCCCGATACGGTCGTGCCGGATGACGTCACCTCGCGCATGACGAAGCGGAACGGCCCGAAGGCGACGGTCGTTGGGTCGGTCGACAGGTAGACGCGAAAGATGCAGACGAGCTCGGTGTAGATCGTCTCGGCGACATCGAGATATTGGTCGATCTCGCGCCGGATGTTGTCGACGGTGAGAGACGCCGAGGGCGCCTGCCCCTCTTCAAAGCCCGGAAACTCGAATTTGAACGGGATCGCTTTGAAGAGCACGGCCTGCCCCGCCTGCAGGGGGGCGCCGAGGTCGAGCGTCAGCACCTTGTCCGTGAGCTGATTGACCGCGCGGATTGCGATCTGCTGGCCGTTCTCAATGAAGGCAGGGTGATGGAACTCGAGCGTCGGCATCTGGACGTCGTCCTTCGGATTCGACGCCGTGTTGATCGCGAATTCCGGAGTCCAGAAGTCGACCATCAGAGATCCCGCACATCGAGGCTGAAGGAGACGAGCCGCTTGCCGCCGACGCGTTGCATCTTCACGGCATTGGCGCCGCCGATGATGCGCACGGTCTTGGTTGCGCAGGCGGTGCCCGTGTAGACGGGCATCGTGAACTCGGCCGCGCCATGGCCGAGATCGGTCATCATGAAGGCCTTGAAGGTCTCATATTCCGCAACCGTCATCAGGATGGCGTAAGGCGTCACCCCGATCACATCGACGAACTGCAGCCGCGCCCGCACATTGCCGCCGTCCATGTCGGTTTCGAGCAACGGCCGGGCGTGCTGGTCGATCGACCACGAGGACGACTGCGGCTTGCTGGGAACGGCCGCCGGCCAGGAGGGGATTGCCATCAGCGCCGCCCTCCCATCCTGTTCACGCCATACATCGCCTGGAACTGCCGGGCGAGCGGGCCATTGCTGGCGAAATCCTTGGCGACGACATCTTTCACCATCACGTCGAGCCGCGGGCCGTTCGGCGTCTGAGTCGTCCGCTGCTCGATATCGCTGCCGTTCTGGTTGATGACGTTGACCTGGATCGCGCCCGCTCCCCGCGCCGCAGCGCCGCGCGGGATAGAGGGCATGGCGGGGCCGACATATCCCCCGTCGGCATAGCCTCGCCGGAGCGCTTCGAGATTGCCGACGCCGATTTTGCGGGTGGCTGCGGCGTCAAAAACATACTCGCCCTTATGGACGACGCCGGCCGGCTGGTACTTGCCGCCAGGCCCGGTATAGCCGCCGGTCGCGTAAAGCCCGCCCGAGCCGCCGGCGATCGTGGCGCCGGCGCTACCGCTCGATCCGCCGAAGAGGCCACCCAGCGCCCCGATGAGGCCGCCGGTCTTGCCTGCGCCTGCCGAGGTGCCGAAGAGCCCGGCGAGCGGCCCCTGGCCGAGCAGCGCGGCCTGCAGGGCCGCCTGTGCGAGCGATGACGCGAGGTTGCGCACCACATCGGAGGCCTTCTCACCGTTGGCGATCACGCCCACCAGGCCATCGATAGCTGCATTGCCGAACAGTTCGACCGTTTGGTTCAGTGACTGCTGCGCATCCTCCTGCCGTCGCACGGCCTCCGCCGCCGCCTCGCGGGCAGTGACTTCCTCCTCGATGCGCCGCCGCTGCTCGACCGTGACCTGCGTCCCCGCCTCGCGCGCCGTCGTTTCCGCGTGCGCGAGAGCGATGGCCTTCTCTTTCTCGGCATTGGACTTGCCGATAGTCTGAAGTTCAGCCTCCAACTCGGCACGCTGCGTCGCGATCGCGCGGATCTGGCGATCGATCGAGCTGGATGCCCGATCCGCTGGCGTCTTCGCCGTTGCGCCCCCCTTGGACGACGTCTCCTGCGCGGAAACGATGCGGCGCGCGGCAAGGTCGAGGGCTGCCTGATCGACGGTTCCGCCGCTGGTCTGAATTTCCTCGCGCAGCTTGTCGCGGGTTTCCTTGATCTTGCGCGCCGTCTTGTCCATCTCGGCATCGGCGACGGCACGCTGCAGGGCACCCCGCCCCTGAAGATCACGCAAGACGGGATCACTGCGAGCCGTGCCCGCATCCTGATCGAAGGTCGTGCCAGCCGTCGGATTCGGGATCCGGGCCTCGATCGCCTTGTCTGTGGCAGCGGCGACAGAACCACCAATCCCCGCGAGTTGGTCGCGCAGCTTGGCGACCAGCGCGATGGCGCCCGCGAGTTTCTCGAGGAGCGGAGCCATCTGATCGGCGATACTCTGGAACCGAGGATTGGAGTTCGCGAGCTCGAAAAGTTTGCCTTTCAGATCCTCGGCGGAGATCTCTCCGGATTTGAACTGGCGCTTCAGCTCGTCGAGCGGCGCGCCGGCGGCCGCATTCAAGCCACGAGAGCGTAGCGCCGCCGCGGCGCGCGTCATGGCGTTTTCGATGGATGCCGAGAAAGACGTGATATCGTCCTGAGCGGACGTCAGATCGGCCGTCAGCTTGTTCGTCTGCTCGGCAGCCTGAGCCTTGGCCGCGCGCACGACCGCGTTGGTATGCTCGTCGATCGCCTTCCCGGAGGCATCGGCACTGGCGCGCACCTCATCGAGGGCTGCGGCATATTGGCGAGCCCGCTCCTCGGCCGCGGCCGACTGTTGAGAGGCGTAGAGCGCCGCGACGCCAATGCCAAGGATTGCCGCGCCGACCGGGCCGCCCACCACGGCGAGCGCACCGCGCAAGGCCGTCATCGCCAGCGAGGCGGCATTCGTACCCGCCACCGTCGCCGCGAGCGCAACGTTGACGCCATTCAACGCCGGCACAACGGCCACCGCAGCCGTTGAGGCCGCAAGCAGCCGTGTGACGAGCGGCGCAAGACCGGCAGCAACGAGCCGGGCGGCGATGACCGCGCCGAGGGCCGTAGCGCCATTGGCGACGAGCGTGAAGTTGGCGGCAAGAACCGTCAGGCCGGCCGTGAGGGTGGCTGTTGCCGTGTTTACGGCGCTGGAGGTGCCGACGTAGCGCGTCGCGGCAGTCTGCAGCACTTCGAAGGCATCAGCGACCGTCGGATTGGTGCGCGCGAAGGCTGCATTCACCTCGTCGGCGCTGTCGACGAGCGCCTTGAAGACGCGCGAGGCCGACAACTGGCCGGCCGCGCCGAGATCCTTGAGCTGACCGATGGTCACGCCGAATTCATTGGCCACCGACTGCGCGATCAGCGGCGCCCCCTCGAGGAGGGACCGCAATTCGTCGCCCCCGAGCCGGCCGGATTGCAAGGCCTGCCCGAGCTGCACCATGGCGGCCTGGCTCTCGGCCGCGCTTGCCCCTGAGATCTTGAGGCCTTTGGAGACGGCCTCGGTGGCCACCGACACCTCGGATTGCGAAGCCCCAAGGCTTTTCGACGACCGCGTGAGGCGCGCATAGAGATCGGCGGTGGCCGAGAAGGACGTGCGGGAACGCTCCGCGATATCGGCCACCTGCGCCAGAGCGCTGCCGGCCGATGCGGTCTCGACACCGGCCGCCTTGATCTTGTTGCTCGCCTCCTGCCATTCGTCGGCCATCTTGCGGATTTCATGGGCGATCAGCGCGGGGGCGGCGATTTCGGCGGCTCGCCCCAGCGCGCCTGACAGCGCATCGCCGACGCTCTTGCCAGCTCGATCGGCGGCCGACTCCACGTCCCGCATCGACTTGAGCGCCACGCCCCGCGCCCTTGCCAACTCGTTCTCGAATTTCTTAACGTTCGCTTCGAGCGAGACGGTCAAGCGTTCAAGGTCGGTCGCCATGGCATGCCTTTTGAGGGGAACTCGTGAGACGAATTTGGCTTTCCGCAGTCGCTATATGCTTTAGCGCAACCGGCTGCACGGATTTCGTCGATGATCCAGCGGTCAAGGTCTGCGAAGCGATCGCAAAATCAAGTCTTGTCGCGCCGACGACATATCAGCGCGTGTCGTATTCAATGGATGAAAATATCGTTTCTATCGTTTTTGACGCGAACAACAGCTTTAACACGCCTATGCGTAATACATTGGACTGCGTCTTTGAAAAAATGGGGAGTTCTTTTGTTTTACAGGATCGAGCGACCAAAGCCGTTTCGGCAGAAATCGCAGATTTCAAGAAGAGGACCGAGGGCAATGCCTATGCCACCACGAAGGAATACAGGGCCGAATTCGCTGCCATGGACGAACGTCTGAAGAACGCGCTGGCGGATAGATACGTCCGCGAGAGGCTTGTGGCCGCCGCCAGCAAATACCCAATTCCAGTGGCGTCCACCTCGCTTCACGATCCAAGCTCCTAGTCGGCCACAACGAGAGCCCAGAGCTCGTCCTCTTCTTTGCCGCTCAAGCCCTCCCCATCCTTCTCCGCGACGTGAGCGGACATCCACCCCTCGACCGAGGAGAGGAACTGCCAGAAGGTCATTCGTCGGAAGTCGCCGAGCCCGATTCCGCAGGCACTTGCTGCTCCGTAGAATGCGCCGAAGGCGAGGCGGCCGTCGGGAAGCTCGATGCCTCGTTCGTGGCCTCCGGCGCGCCTTCTTTTCCCGGCTCTTCCTCCGGCGCGCCAGCAAGGGCCGCCGAAAGGACGATTTGCGCGATGGCGGCATTGGCGAGCCAGTGGGGCCGCTCGTCGACATAGCGCCGCACGAGGCCGAGTGCCTGAAGCGGATGCAGGCCACCGCCGATGAGGCCGAGCCGGATCGTCTCACGCACGTCAGCGACGAGCCAATCCCCGGTCATGAGCCGCTGCGCGACCTTGAATGGCCCAGCGCCCGTCTTCTCCTGCAGCTCCTCGAGTTCGCCCATGGCCAGCCGAAAGCGCTGCGCGCCGTCGCCGAAGTCGAGATCGGCGACGCCGTTGCGGTTTTCCCCTGCCATCAGACGCCTGCACCTGCGGTCCAGGCGAGCGCGCCATCGGACTGCAACGTCACATTGATCGTGGCGCGCTCGCCGCGCGTGGCACCAATTTCGAGGGTCTCCAACTGGAAGGCGCCTTCCCACTGGCCGACCTTCGCGCCGGCGCGCCATAGCTCGACGCGACACTTCGTCGACACGTCACTGTCGAAGAACGCTTGCCAGGTCGGCAGGGCATCGGCGGCAAGAACGCCCTGACCCGTGATGGAAGCCGATTTCGCCGTCACATCGCGCTCCGTCCAGGACGCGGCATCCTCATCGAGGCAGTCGGGCGTGTTGGTCTCGCCAAGGTCTTTGGAGAGGCTGAGCGAGCGCTCGGTGAAGCCGCAGGGCGCGGCAAAAATCTCGGGATCGGCGCCGTCGCCGACGAGAACGCGAACGCCCGAAAACCGGAACGTCTGAGCTTGTGCCATGGGTGTCTCCAGGGGTCAGAGGGCGTCCACGAGCGCCCGGAAGGTGATGACGGCGTGATTGGTGACGCCATCGGGATCGCGCAGGTATCGCGTGTCGCGGTGCTCGATGAGCACAAGGTCAAAACCATTCAAGGCGAGGTCGGCGTCATGCAGCACGGCGCGCACGGCGCCAGTGATCTCAGCGGCTTCGGTGCGCGCCACCACGCGCGACCAGACATGCACCTCGAAAAAAATCTCGGCGCCGTCGACGCAATCGGCGTCGTCCTGCACGAGCTGAAAGCCGGCGAGATTGACGTAGGGAAAGACCGCATCGGGCGCGACGCGATCGAAGATGCGGCCGGCGATGAGCGCCGTGAGCGCGGCATCGGCCTTCAGCGCAGCATAGGCGGCGGCCTGCAGAACGTGGGTGGCTTCCATGGCTTATGACTCGCGTGCGACCTGCTGGGCCGCCCGCTTCGTCGCACGCGTGATGCGCGCCTTCACGCGGCGGCGATTGGCGCGGTATGCCGGGAAGAAAAAGGGCCGAGGCTCTGTCCCGGGATTTTCGGTCCCCGCGAACTTGCCGCCGTTGGTGTGCGGAGCCGTGCCGAATTCCACGAGATGCGCATAGCGCACCCCATCGTTCCCCGCCGATATGACGACGGTGAGATCCGGATCGCCCTCTGTCCCTGCCGAAAGGGAGGCGTAGCGGGCTTTGCCGCCGCCCCATGTCTGGATGATGCTGTCGCGCAGCTTGCCCGTGCGAACGGGCGCCAGACGCTTGGCATCGGCGACGATCTCATCGGCCCCCTGCGCCAGCGCCTGTTTGATGGCGCTGCGCACCGCGGGCGGCAGCGCCGCCATCTTTGCAAGGAGACGCGCCCGGTTCTTGATCTTAGCCATCCGCCTCTCCCGCGGTTGCGAGCAGGTCGAGATAGCGACGGTGCTCATCCATATTGGCGGCGGCCGTGATGTTGTAGATCCGGCCTGTGCGTACATCCCGCGCGCGCCAGGCGGGAGTGACGGTCGCCGCCTCCTGGAAATAGCGAATGGTGATCACGACGGGCTGCCGGCCCTGCAGGCGATCGGCCATCACCGTCTCGCCGCCCTTGAGCGGCCGGACGCGCGCCGCCGTGACGAAGCGCTCGACCCAACTGCCGACCGAGTTGCCGACGTCGTCGGTCATCTGTTCGCGCTCGTCGAAGGCGATGCGCTCGCGCAGCTCACCGGCGGCCATTCGTCTTGTCCTTCGGTTTATCGCAGCGCTCGACCTTGCCGGCCGCGATGGCCGCGGCGGCGCAGGGCGAAGTGACGAGATCGACGGTGCCGGCCTTATAGGCCTTGCACCAATGTCCCCGCCGCTCCGGCGGATACCAGTCGAAATCCGCCGTGAAACGCACCCATGGCATGATCAGGCGAGCGCCGGGTCGCGATAGCGGTGCAGGATACTTCTGACCGCCTGCGAAAGCGGGTCGCTCTTTCCATCGTCGCCGCGGTGGTCGTAGAGATCGCCGAGCACGAGCAGCACGGCCGCCTGGATCAGCGGCGGGGCCGTTTCCTCGGTCCAGTCGATCTCCGGCTTTTTGATGTAATCGACCACGATGGCCGAGGCCTCCAGCACCTTGGCCTGCAGGTCGGCGCTGTTGTCGTCGAAGGTGATGTTGAGGTGTTCCTTCGCACGTTCGATCGAGACCAAGGGGCTCACGGCGCCCTCCCCTCGCTGCTGCGCGGGGCGCCAAGCCTCACCGGCTGCGGTGGGGCGATCTCCTTGACCACGCCGTCCTTGCCGTTCTGGCCCCGCTTCACGGCCAGCCGCCAGCCCTTCTGCCCGTCGCCCGGCTTTTCCCCGGTCGGTTCGTCGCAGTGCCAGAGCGAGCCGCCCCAGGTCACGGTGTCTCCGGCGGCGTAGCTCTCGCCGTCCTTGAAGACGCCGCGATAGATCATCACCGGCACATCGAAGCCGAATTCCTTCGTCTGATCACCACGCATAAAGCGGAGCGTAAAGCTCCGCGCGCCGTCATAGATGACGTCGAGATCGTCGAAGCCGAGGCCATCGGCGCCGTCGCGCGGCTTCGGGAGGGCCGCGACCTTTTCTGCGATGCTGCGCTCGATTGCCACCGCATCGGCATCACGCCCCACCACGGCGCCGAGCGTCTTCACATCGCCATTGGTCAGCGTGACGACGAGAGCACCCGAGCGGTCGATCAGGGCGCCCGCCAAGCCGACGCCGTCCTTCGGCGCCGGGATCGCGCCGACGGCTTTCTCCACCTCTTGAGCGATCAGCGGCACAACATCCTCGAGCGTCACGCTCTTGCCGTCCTGCGGCTTCGGCAGGGCGCCGACCGCCTTCGCCACCTCCGCGCGGACGAGATCGGCCGTGACATCCGGATCGGCGTCCTTGGCGGGTTCGGCCGGCGGAAGCGCAGCGACGGCCTCATTGACCATCCGCCGGATCTCCACCGGGTCGGCATCCCTACCGGGTTCGGCCGGCGGAAGTGCCGCGACGGCCTCGGCGACCATCGCCTTTATCACCTCGGGATCGGCATCCCTACCGGGACGTGCCGGCGGAAGAGCCGCGACTGCCTCGTCCACCATCCGGCGGATCTCTGCCGGGTCGGCATCCTTGCCGGGTTCGGCCGGCAGAAGCGCCGCGACCGCCTCGGCGATCGTCGCCCTAATCGCCTCGGGATCGGCATCTTTACCTGGGCGTGCTGGAGGAAGCGCGGCGACTGCCTCGTCCACCATCCGTCGAATCTCCGCCGGGTCAGCGTCCTTGCCGGGTTCGGCCGGTGGAAGTGCCGCGACCGCCTCGGCAATTATCGCCCTGATCGCCTCGGGATCGGCGTCCTTGCCGGGACGCGCAGGCGGAAGCGCGGCGACCGCCTTCACAACCTCCGCGGCAACCATCTCGGCGAGCGGCGGATCCTCGCGCGTCTGCGTGGCGCGGGCCTCAATGGCCGCAAGGCGCTGCTCGAAAGCGGTGAACTCCCGATCGACATAGGCCTTGACGGCCTCGAAGCCCGCGTCAAAGGCTCGCTGAAGATCATCCATCAGCCACCCTTTCGAGAGCCGGCGAAGCGGAGAACGGTCGCGACCGGAGAGATCCGGCGCTCTTGTGGCGGGTTGTCGTTTGCGCTCGGCACCGCCGGCTCAGGCGCTGGCGGCGCGGCCTTGCCGAAGGGATCATCCTGCGCGTCGCGCTTGGCGAGCGCGGCCAGGCTATAGTTCTGCTGTTGCAGATAGGGCGTCGCACCGCCCGTGACGGGCTTGAGGTCGAGCCGGCGGCGGCCTTCGTCGGGTGATAGAATGCCCGACTTCACGCCCCTCTCGATCACATCCATCTGCGTCACGCTATCCATGCGCAGGAGGTTGTCGACCTCGAATTCCGTGCCCAGCGTTTCGCCGGTCGCGAGCCCCTCGTCGAGGCAAAGCTCGATCGCCTCGATGAGCACCTGCAGGCACTGGCTGTAATATTCGGTGTTGAGCGCCTGCACGTTGTTGTAGCTCGGCATCTGGCCGATGCCGATCTTGTAGGGCGGGACGTGATAGGTGGAACACACCACCTCGGCCGTCCATTTGAGCTGCTCGATGAGCTGGGCGTCGGTGGCCTTGACCGACATGCTCTGATACTGGAGGCCGTCGCCGAGGACGGCGACCTTGCCGGCGTTTTTGCCGGTATAATTCGCCTCCCAGTGCTCCTTCAGGCGCTTCGCCGTGTCGTCGCCAATCGCGCCCGGCGCGGTCAGGATGCCAGGCGTCGTCGAGCCGTCCTGAAAGAACCTCGTCGCGTTGTTCTGGATCGCGAGGCCCTGCATCGCAGCAAGGCCATTGGCGAAGATCGGCGAGAGTCCGACGAGCGGGTGGAAAAAGCAGTTGAAGCGGTCGTGGATGATCTCGGTCGCGGGGACGACCACGCTCGTGGTCAGTCCGGCAAGCTCATCCTGCTGCAGCTGGTAAAAGACGTCGCCGTTATCGGCAACGAGCGGCATTACCAAGCGCGGGTCGAGCACATAGAGCCGCCGCACCATCCCGCGGCCGTTGCGTTCCTTCAGGACATAGGTATTGCCGGTCTGAAGCTTCGACAGAACCCAATTCTCATAGAATTGGATGCGATTTTGGAACGCATTCGGCTTGCGGAGGACGGGCGAGAACGCGGGATTTTTCACCTCCGTCCAGATGCTGTCTGCTTCGCTATACTGAACGAGCTTGACGCGCAGCTTGGCGATATCGGAGGCGATCAACGTCCGGCAGGCAAAGTCGGCGTGATAGCTGAGGACGGAATCTACCTTGATCTCGACATTGCGCTGCCAGGCGCCGGCGAAGCTCTCCAGAATGCGGTACCAGCCCCCACGGGCATCGATGCCCGCGAGGGTACCGCGGCTGCGCGGCGCAATGGCCTTCTCCAACGCTCCGAAAAAGGTGGTTTCAGCCATTGGACGTTATCCCGGAGCGGAGGAAGGCTGCAGCGGCGAGGGACGCGATGCCGGACGCGACGAGCGCCCAGGCAGATCCTGCCAGCAGATAGATCCCGAGGACGATCGAACCGGTCCCGGCGAGCGAGAGAAGCGCGATGAGCGCCAAGGCAAGACGCATGACGCGGCTCAGATCTCGCCCGCGGCTGCCGCCGCAATCTTCTCGCGCAGCGCCGCGGCATCCCAGCCGTGGAAAGGCTTCTTGCCGAGGACGCGCTCGTAGTCGGCGCGCAGCGCCGCGAGATCATCCTGCCCGGCCGGCTGCGGTTCATCGGCCGTGTCCGGCGCAGCGGTGGTAGGCGTCAACAGATCCCGCGCGGCAACAGCGGCTGCCGGCTCAGCCCAATCGACCGAAAAGACCACCGGTCGCCGATAGCCCAGCTTTTCGAGGACGGTGACATAGCGCCGATCGCGGGACTGGAGAGCCCGCGTCATGTAACCCTGCGATTTCATCGCGAGATCTCCGGTGAAGGAGCCGGCCGCGGCTGACCGCGGCCGGCGATGTCATGGGCTGATCAGGGGCCTTCGACGACCTCATCACCCCAATTGACGCCGGTCAGAACCGCGACGGCGTTGGCGCGACGGCGCATCCAGTCGATGGTGCGCTCGGCGCGGAAGCCGACCGAGTTCGTCTGCCACAGGCTGACGAGGCTCGTCGCCGTCGGCGTGTCCGAGGCATTCGTCGGCGCATCCTCCATCTGGAGCGACGCTTGGGTGCTCATATCCACGCTTACGTCGCCGTCATCCGCAAGATAGATGTCACTGGCGTTCACCAGAGCCACGATCCCTTCTGCGACATACTCGGACACGATCGCCGGGAGCCCGAAGAACGTGCCGCCGTTCATGCCGATACCGGGGAATTCGGCCTGACCGAGCGGGTTCTGCATCAGCGACAAGGCGAGAGCCGTGGTCGCACGCATGATCCACACGCCATTTGTCGGCGCGTTATTGCCCGCAATGAACGCCGCGAAGATGGCCCGGATGTCAGTGCGGACATCGTCCGCCGTGGGACCGCTCGACACGACGGGCGTGACGCCGTTGGTGATCGAGGCTGGCGAAACGCCGGCCACAAACGCCTTCGCCGGATCGATGAAGTCGATATCGAGCCGTTCGCGCAGAGCGGCCGCGAGCTGATCACGGATGATCGTTTCGGCCGACGGGCTGGAATCGCGCAGGGTTTCCATCGTCGCCACGGCGATATTGGCAACCTTCAGCGGCTCCAGGGTCTTGCGTTCAAAATCGAACTTCGTCAGCGGCTTCGCCTTGCCTTCTGCGACCCAGAAGCCGGAGCCGCCGGAGGTCTGGCCGATCAACGGAACGCGGAACGGAACACGGCGTAGCGACGGGATGCCGTTCAAGCCAAAGCGGCCGATGATCGTCTGCGGGCGGAGCCATTCGACGAAGTCGGCAAAGACCGAAGTCTCATCGCCGACCAGTGCGCCGGCCCAGCTCGGATTCGTGGTGGTGGCCGCCGGGACGGCCGCCTTGCTCAAGACGCGATAGACGGGAGAATCCTCGCCATACATCTCCTTGGCGAGATGCCGGGGGCTCTCCCCGTCCATCTTGGCGAGCGCCTTCACCCGGGCGAGGCGCGCAAAGGCGATTCCCGGATCCAGCTTCGGCGCCTTGATGGTGACGCCGGCACGAGCCGCCGTGCCTTCCTCGGCGGTCCGAGCCTGGCCGACCGGCTTGGCGCCCGCGGCCTTCGCCACCTGCAGCGCACGGAAGCGCTTCAGATCGGCGTCGATCGTGGTGACCTCACCGTCGAGCTGATCGAACTCTTCCTGCTCCGCCCCGTCGGTCGAACGGCCTTCCTCGGTGCTCTTCAGCAGGATCTCTTCCATGCGGGCGGCATTGGCCGCGCGCTTGGCTTCCAGAGCAGTAATCTGCTCGGCGAGCGTCTTCATGTCTCTGCCCTCCTTCGGGCGCAAGTTGATGGATTTGCGGGTGTTTCCCGAAGCGCCGGGAGGTGCAGGCCGATCGTCCGCCTTGGGCTCTTTGCCGGTCGCGGCGAGCAGAGGGGCGTCGATCGACTTGATGACGGAAATTTTGGCGTCGGCGTTGGCCGGAATGGTCACGAGCGACAGCTCGAGGACCTCGGTTTGCGTGTAGCGAATGCCGCCATTGTCGAGGAAGGCATATTCGAGGCCGCGGAAGCCGATCGAGACGGCCCTCACCAGGCCCGCCTTGACCTCCGCCCACGCGGTATCCACGCGATCCTTCAGGGAGGCCGGCTCCTCGATCTTCGGCAGGCTAGCCTCGAAAGGAATCCCATCCTTTGTGGGGGCGCCGAAGGTCACGGTGCCGACCGGCCGCCTCACATCGTGCTGATGGAGCAGTGGCAGCGAGTTCGCGAAGGCGACGCCGAGGGGTTCGACGATATCCCCCACCCGGTCAGGGGTGGGTGTGGTGGCGATGCCGCGGATAATGCGCTGCTCGTCCTCGACCGCTTTCACGGTCAGGATGGAATAGGCACGGTTCATGGTGAAGGTCTCCCGGCGTGGGACCGCCTAGACGAAGAAGATTTGGTATTTTGGCGCGTTCTCGCCGCGGTCCTTGGCGGCAATACCGATCGCCATGCAGAGCGACACGATGCCGTCGATGCGCTCTGTCGACTTGTTCTTCGCCGGCTTGATATTGCCAGCGGGGTCCGTCTCTACCGCGACGACCTGCGCGTGGCGGCGCAACACGGGGTGGCCGCCGTGCTGGAATCCGTTGCACAGCACGAGCCGCTCGAGCTCCTTCGTCGGCGCGGCCATGGAGGCGAAGCCCTGGCCGAAGAGCACGACGGGCAGCCCCTCCTGTTCGAGCTTCACCGCCGTCTCGGTGGCGTTCCAACGGTCGATCGCGAGACCGCCCTCGCCGGGCTCGCGATTCGCTTCTCCGGCGAAGGCCACCCGGAAGCGCTCGGCGTCGCGGTAGATCTGCGCCTGAATGAAGGCGTAATCGACCACATTGCCCGGCGTCGCGAAGAGTGCGCCCTCCTTCACCCAGCGCTCATAGGGCAGCTTGTCACGCTGGCCATGCGCTTTGATGAGGTCGCTCGGCTTGAAGAAGCGGACGATAACGGCCGGCTTTTCCAGGCCATCCTGCACCGGAAACCACCAGACGAGCGCCGAGAGATCCGTGGTCGACGACAGGTCGAGGCCGCCGAAGCAACGCTTGCCCTCAAGCTTCGCCTCAAGCTCCTTCCAGCCAAAATCACCGACACAGTGATCCCAGCCGAAGTGCTTGCCCTCGTCGTCGATGCCGTCGATCGGCAGCCAGCGCACGGCCTGCTCGGTCCACAGATTGAGGTGGTACCGCTTGAAGTCGTTTTCGAGCCGCGGCAATTGCTGGGCGCGACGGGCATCAGCCGCGAGCGCATCCATCTTCTTCGACACGCCGAGATTGGGATTGGCTTTCGCCCATGTCGCGGGCTTCGTCCAATCGTCCTCTGGGTCAGCGGCGTAGACGACGACGAGGGTCTCGGGATCGTCGATCGTCCCGTCGAGGATCTTCTGGCACTCCTCCCAGACTTCCTCGCCGTAGCCGCCCTTTTTGCCGGCGGTCGAGATGAGGAATTCTAGCGGCTGGCGGCGGGCCGCCTCCGAATCGTGAATGAACTGATAGAGCTCGCCCGATGTCCATTCGTGAATCTCGTCGCCGATGAGCCCCGAGGCCGACAATCCGTGCTTGCCGCCCGGCTTGCCCGACAACGCCTTGAGAGCCGGGCAATAGATCGACGGCTTGAGGCAGACGAGATCGGCCGAGAGGGTCGGCGACTTGCCGACCATCGCCGTCGCCTTGTCGAAAACGAGGCGCGCCTGGTCCTTGTCGGTGGCTATCGAAAAGACCTGGCCGGCATGCTCGCCGTCGCCGACGAGGAGCAAGAGCGCGATGCCGGCGGCGAGTTCGGTCTTGCCGTTCTTGCGCGGCACCCAGACGTAGCAGCGCCGGTAGCGCCGGAGCCCGTCGCGGCGTTTCCAGCCGAAGAGCGGCCGGATGATGTCGTTCTCCTGCCACGGCTGAAGAACGAACGGCTGCCCCGCCCATTCGCCCTCGGTGAGGCAGATGTGGTCCGCGAAGAACGACACGGCCGCATCGGCCGCGCGCTCGTCGAACCAATAGTCACCGTCGCGCCAGACAAGATCCCTCTCGTCCCAAGCCGCATTCGGGCCCACACCGGCCGGCCGCGTGCGGGGCTGTGCCCGCCGCGTCGGCCCAATCCGCTGCGCCATCGCCTACTGCAGGTAGCCGATCGCCGAGCGGGGCTTGGGGGCATCAGCCGCCGGCTGCTCGCCGGGTTTCGCCGCGGTCTTGTCGCCGCTCGGGTGCCGGTCGAAGAGGTCGCCCGGCGCTCCGGCCGCGGCGCGGGCCGCGAAGATGCGTTGCCGTTCGGACGGGTTGAGGCCGAATCGATCCTCGGCCGCGGCGAGATGCTTTTCGAGGCGATCGGCGATCGTGAAGGCGGGCTCGATGCGCTTGAGCTTCCCGTGCTGGCTCTCGCTCTCGTAAAACTCGCCCTTGTCCAGGATCTTCTGCATCTTCACCCACCGGGCGAAATTCTGGCAGTAGCGTCCGAACGGCTCCGCGTCGAGCGGCCCAAGAAGCTTCATCGCCACAAGGCGCGGCGCAATGCGCTGCCAGATGATCAGGCCGTCGCCCTTCAGCCAGGCCGGCGGCGAGACGCTTCCGCCGCTGTCGTCGATGATGACGGGATCAGCGCCAACCGGGCGCCGGCCCGGATTGCCCTTGGCGAGCTTCACGCTCGCGGGCTCCGGTTTCGGTCCCCGACGTGCCATAAGACCCTCTCAGAAAAAAAGTTTTCGGAAACTCGCGACGAGATGCACGTGACTTGGACGCCGGTCCTAAGCTCAACCATGCCCAAATTTTTCCACCCCCCCCGCCCCATGGCCGAAAATTTTTGGGCCGGGTTTTCCCGCACTCGGAATTTTCGGGGCCGGGTTTTCCCGCGCTCAGATTTTTCGAGGTCGGGTTTCCCCGTACTCGGATTTTTCGAGGTCGGGTTTTTCCGCAAATCGGCGAATAACAAGTGACTTGTTATTTTCACCTTGCAGGGTTGGGATTAAGGGCGGCCGAGGCCCCGCTGCACATCTCGCAGCATGCCCGGTGCGTCCTTACGCGGTCAGCTCCAGGACTGCCCAGCCGCACGCCGTTCCTCCCGCTGGATGTCGCGGTTGTGGCATGGGTCGCACGCGCTCTCGAGGTTCTTGGGATCGGCGAAGAGCGACCAGTCGCCCTTGTGCGGCTTGCGATGGTTCGCGACCGTGGCGGCCGTGACGATCCCGCGCGCCAGGCACCTCTCGCAGAGCGGCTGCTGGGCGAGCTGTTGCGCCCTCAGCCCGGTGACCGGATGGCACCAGATTGCCCGCTTATACCAGCCGCGCTCTGCGTTCTCCGCGCGCCGCTTCGCATCATGGTCGCGGTCGCGCTGTTGCTTGCCCTTGAATGTGCCGGGCCGGAACACCTGCGGGCGTGACGGCATCGGCTGACCTCAGTTCTACATGGCCGCCTCCCTGCACCCAGGTGACCCGCCAACGAAAAAACCCGGCGCTGGGAAGCACCGGGTTTCTCAATCTTTTTTACCGTGATCAGTATTGAGTCAAGCAAAGGTCGCAAGTCAAGCGGCGCAACGTGTTTTATTTTCGCGCCGCGCACGCGTGCTTGTGGACAGCGCCGGAATCACAGGCTTTGCGAGGCTCGGCAGGAGGCGCCGCGCGGCCCTCGCCTCGCCGTCCCACGGCCGCAACGGGCGATCGGCTGCCGTCACCACGACCGTCTCCAGCGCACCGTCGAGCTCGTTGACGAGCACGCCGAGCGCCGCATGCCAGACCTCGTATTCGATGCGCCCCACGAGCGCCGGCACGGGGTCCGGATCGAGATAGGTCCGCTGATAGGCGCCGGGATAGGGGCGCCGCCGGGTCTGGTTGAAGCCGTCGACCGTCACGGTCCTCTCGACATAGCCACCGTCGAGGATCTCGTCATAGATGATGCGGTCCAGAAACCACGCCGGCTGGCCCGTCTTCGCCTGCCTCACCACCTTCTTTTCCGGCACGTCCATTTCCCAGGCCGGGCAACCGCCGAGCAGCGCGTGCTTCTCCACGAGGCGGCTTTGCCCCTTCAGGCGGCGCCGGCCGGCGGCATCCATCACCGTGGCGCGCGCCAAGGCCTGTTGCGCCAGCGCCGGTGCCTCACCGTCGAGAGCGCCGATATCGGCCATGGGCGCCCAATCGTCCGGCACGACGATCTCGAAGCCGTCGAGGTCCCGCACAGCCTGCCAGACGGCAATGGCATCGGGATGCGGCGCGCCCGGCTCGGCGAGGTTCGGCAGCACGCCATAGCGGTTGCAGTCGATGATGGTGAGGAGCTGCGCATAGCTCTCCACGGCATCCCAGCCCGGGCGCACCGATGCCGGCCTGTCGCGCCCGGTATCGACCGCCTTCGGCAACTCTTCCCGATAGGCCCAACGCAGCACCGCCTCGATGTCCATGGTCCGCTTCATGGCGCCGTCTCCGATCGTGCGAGGGTTGCGATAGTTCTGCGAGAGTACATCAAAAACCCTCGCGCCTGTTTTCGCGTTTCACTTCAATACTTTACTATATTGCTGCGATAGTTGCGATAGTTTCATCCTAAGGTGTGTAGAAAATTCATTGAATTCACCCCGAAGCCCCTTTTTTCATATGTACGTGCGCGTGAAACCCTCGCAACCCTCGCACAGCGACCGCTAAGCCATTATTAGATCGTGTAAATTAGCCCAGCGATAGTTCGCCAAAACCCTCGCAAAACCCTCGCAACTATCGCGCCGGCGCGAGGGTTTACATCAGGTCTCGCTATCGCCCTCATGGGGGCTGCGGGGCTCAGGACGGCTGGGAACGTCGAAAAGGTCGACGTCCACCCACTGGCGTATGCGCTTGTCGTCGCGCACGAGGCCCTTCTTCTTCAGCGCGCGGCCGAAGGCGGTCTCTTTCCAGGCGCGCATGGCATTGGCGGCGCAGAAGGTGACGAAGGCCTCGTACATCACCCGCGCCTGCACCTGCGATCCCGGCTGGCGGCGCACACAGGCGGTGATGAAGGCGCCGACCGGGTCGAGGTCGGCCTTGTGCTCGGCCGTCATCGCGGCCACCGAGGCGGGCTCTTTCAGCCCGTCGCGCAGGAAGCGCAGCGCGCCCTCGATCGCCCAGTTGAGGATCCCTGCGCGCTCCTCGAGGAAGCCGTCGACCACCTCGTGCAGGGGGCGCTGCTCGCTCGGGTCGAGGGTGACGGGCCAATGCACGAATTTGAGCCGCCGCCAGATGCCATGGTCGAGGCCGCCGACCTCCGGAAGGTCGTTGCCGCTCATAAAGGGAATAAACTCCGGCAGGAGGTCGAAGAAGCCTTTGTTGAGGTGGCGCACGGGCATCGGCTCGCCGCCCGTCATCGTCTTCACGAGGCCCTCGCGCAGCGGCGCGCCGCGCGGCAATTCGGCAATGGCGACAAAGCGCTTGCCCGCCAGGCGCGCGAAGTCGGGCGTGGCCTGGTCGCCGCGGCCCTCGGTGAGGCCGGAGATCGATTCGGGCTTCAGCCGGCCGGCATAGGCGCCGAGCAGCTCGGCAATCGTCTCCATGAAGGCCGATTTGCCGTTGGCGCCGTCACCATAGAGGAAGATCAGGGCTTGCGTCGAGGCGCCGCCGAGCAGCGCCCGGCCGACAGCCTCCTGCAGGAACCGTCTTTGCGTCAGGTCCGGCTGGAACCGCCGGAGAAAGCGCAGGAAGCGCCGGCAGCGCGCGCGCCGATCGAAGGTGACGGGCGCGATCTTGGCGATGAGATGCGCGCGGTCGTGCGGCACGAGGCACACACCCACAAAGATGCGCCGCCTCATGCGCGTGGCCTCGGGGTCCGGACATTCCGGATCCGGTTCCTCAATCACCTGCCGCGTGAAGACGAGCGTGCCGTTCTCCAGGTTGAACATCATCGGGTCGGCGTCGAGCGCCGCCGGCGCCACGGTGCGGTGCGGCATGGCCTGAGCGATCATGGCGATGGTGCGCGCGCGGTTGCCGCAGGACACGGCGAATTTGTGCCGGTCGGCACGCCGCTTTCCGATTCGCGCCCGCGCTTCGAGGCCGAGCTTCAGAACGGCCTTATCGCCTTCGCTCAAATCGTCCGGCGCCATCTCCATGAAGGGCTCGGCATTCTTGATCGCCACGCGGTCGCGCTCGCTCGGCTGGATCTCGGGCACCTCGAGCTTGATGCGCCGCGCCACCTCCTGCGCCAGACGCTCCAGGCATTCAGCGCCGCCGTCGGGGTCCCAATGGGTGCCCGTCCAGGCATGCGGGCCGATCTCGCGCACGTTCAGCCATTCCTGGCCGAAATGGTTGATGAGGCGGCGTCCGTTGTCCGTGTCGTTCTGGTCGAGCCCCGCGCAAGCGCGCACGATCTCGGGGTCGGCCGCCGGAAAGCGCGAGGGTTCACGTTCCCCGCCACCGCCGCCATCAGGTGGCTGCGGAGGTCCGCCGCCGTCGCCCCCATCGTCGAACTCGACGGGCTCGGCATTGTCGATGATGTCAATGGCGCGCTTGGCGTCGTCAGTCATGCGCGGCCTCTTTTCTGTAACGACGAAAAATCGTTGACGCGGCGAATTGTTGTCGCTACAAAAAATCCATGGACATCACCTTCGATCCCGCCAAACGCAACAAGACGCTGCAGGAGCGCGGGCTCGATTTCGCCGAGGCTGCGGAGCTGTTCGCGGGCCGGCACACGGTGGTGGTGGACGACCGGTTCGACTATGGCGAAACCCGCTACATCTCGGCGGGCTTCATCCGGGGTCGCATGGTCGTTGTGGTCTGGACGCCGCGCGGCAAGGCGCGGCACGTGATTTCGATGAGGTACTGCCATGCCAAGGAAGAAAAGCGCTGGCGCGCGCACTTCGGGTGAGTGGATCGACCCCGACGACGCGCCGGAATTGACGGACGAGCATTTCACCCGCGCGGACCTGTACGAAGGGGAAACCCTCGTGCGCCGCGGCCGGCCGAAGAGCGAGGCGCCCAAGCAGCAGGTCACGCTGCGCCTGTCGCAGGACGTGCTGGCGCATTTCCGCGCCACCGGCGCCGGCTGGCAGAGCCGCATCGATGCGGAGCTGCTCAAGGCCGTGCGGCGGGCGCGCAAGGGCGAGGATCGGAAGAAGGCGGGCTGAGGCATCATTCCGCCCCCATCATCCGAACAAGGCGAGCTGCGCCGGCGGAGCCTCTTGCGGCGAGCCGAGTTGCGAGAGTGCGGAGCGCATACGCTGCTTGAAGAGGGACAACGCCGTTGCCGAGGAGCCGGAGCTCGTCGACACGCATCGCGTCCACCGGTCCGGCCAGCCCATCAGATCGGCAACGAAGATGGGATTGAGCGATCGCCTGAACGATGGCCGCGTGTGCTCGCGGCGCTCGCCCCGCCTTTCCGCCTTGATGGCGAGGCGGATCAATGCCCGCAGCTCGGCACGCAGCGAGGAATCGGTCGTAGCGCGATAGCGCTGGAAGGCGCTCAGGATCGGCCGCCATGATGGCTTCCCAAGCGCCGGCATCTCCGGGCGGTGGAGGGAAAAGGCTTGGCCGGTCAATGTGGCCACCGGCTTCGCCTTGTCGCCCCGGCTGTATTGGTATTGGCCGACCTCGTGCGAGCGCGGCGTCGCCCATTGGCTTGCCATCGCCGGAAGAGGCGTCCCACCTGCTCCGAATGCCTGATTGGGGCCGCCCTTCTCCCCGTCCGACGAGCGCGTCGTCGCCCATAGAGCCGCTACCTGATCGTCCAGATTCCACCCACCGTGCCGGTTCGGATCTCCCCAACGCTTCGCCTGCGCGGCCCTCCCGTCTCCGAGCCGAGCCTGCGGCGTCGCCCATTGGCCGACCACTTCGCTCAGCGGCCGTGCGTTCCGCTGGTGCGTCTCCTCTCCAGCATGAATTGACCGGTGATCGCGTGACGTCGGCGTCGGCCACGCCTTCGCTTGCAAGGTCAGCGTGCCCGTCTCTCCAGGTCGATCCGCTGCCGCAATGCGGGAGCGCCGCGCTTGATAGGCCTCGACCGTCTCGTCGTTCTCCCCAGCCCGTGGCGTCATCCAATACGGCGAGGATAAACAGCCGCTCGCGCTCATGCGGCGCGCCGACTTCCGACGCGCGGAAGAGTCCGCCCTCAACCGCGCAGCCCAATCGCCGAAAGTCTCTGAAAACGCGCTCGGCGCCGCCCGATGTGAGCATGCCGCCGACGTTCTCGAGGAGGAATGCCCAGGCGCCGGACTGGACGAAGATCCGCCGCGCGTCCGACCAGAGGTCGCGCTCGTCGTCTTCGCCGAGCCGCTTGCCGGCGAGGCTGTGCGGCTGGCACGGGATGCCGCCAATGACGAGATCCACGACGCCGCGCCAAGCTCGGCCGTCGAAGGTTCGGGCATCGCTCCAGATAGGGCACGGAGCCAGGAGACCTTGCTCCATCGCCGAAACCAGATGGGCGACGGCGAAGGCTTCCCTCTCCACCATGCAGACTGCGCGAGCAGCTGGAATTGCCAGCTCGACGCCGAGGTCGAGCCCGCCGCCTCCGGTGCAGAGGGAGAGGACGTTGACGGCATCGGCCGGCAGGAGGGCGGGAGATAGAGCCACATTCACCGCTCACTCCGCCGCGAAAAGAGGAAGGGCCTCGGCGCGTTCGGCCTTTGCGGCGCCGATCGCCGCGCGGCGGGTGGCCGGGCCGGCGAGACAGAGCTCCATGCGCTTGGCGATATCGGCCTGAAATTGTGCCTCGCGCTCGATGAGCACGGCGCGCATGCCCTCGCGCCAGGCGGCCTCGCCCGTCGTGCCGGTGCCGGCAAAGGGATCGAGCACGAGCCCGCCCGGCGGCGTCACCAGCCGCACGAGCCATTGCATCAGGTCGATGGGCTTGACCGTCGGGTGCTTTGAGCCGAGCCGGTCGTTGCTGTCCGCCTTGGCGCTGTAGAAAAAGCGAGCGGCGGAGCCGGAGTCGCCGTCGAAAGAAACCGATGGGCGACCGTTGCCCCATGACATCGGATTCGGGGATGTGCCACCGCGCTGGCCGCTACCGCTGGCCGTCTCAGGAAAGCACGCCACCACCTCGTCGCTGCCGTCGTGGACGATGTTGGCGGGCCAGCGGCCTTTGTTGTCCGGCGACCACATGGTGTCATGGCCCACGCCCTTTCCCCAAACATTGTTCGGCGTCGATTTTCCTGACCTCCCCTCCATCTCTGACGTGTCAGCTTCAACCCGACACCCGTCGATATTCAGCGCTCCCGTGCCGTGCTGCAGCACGTTCTCGGCGACGGTGCCGATCAGCGGCTTGCGGGCGAGGCAGATGGGCTCCCAGGCCGGCTTGAGGGCCGTGCCCCAGCCCTGCCATTCGCGGGCGGCATCTGTGGCAGGGGCCGTGATGTCGTATGTATTACCAATAGCATCCCCACCGATATCTGCTGTGTGAAACGTTGGCTTTGGCTTTGCCCCTATTCCGACAATCTGGCGCTCAGCTTCCTCCAGAGAAGCAAATGGCAACCTGAATGTGGAGCAGATGAGGTTGAACTGTTCCGGTGTCGGCATATTCAGACCGAGTTCCCAGTTCGCCACGCATCCCGTTTTGCCACCCGTCTTGCTCGGAAAAAGTGTAGCTACTTCGGATTGCTTGATGCCATTCTTCTCACGCCAAGCCTTGAGCCAAGGGCCAAACCATGCGACCTGCACTCCGCCCCGCTTATCAATGCCCTTTGCCACATCATGCGATTTCGGGAATCCCGAGCCATAGACCCAGGCCAACTGGCCGAGCTCGTCCGCCTCGGCGAAGAGTTTCATGAATTGCGCGCGCTGTTCGTCCGTGAGGCTGTTCAAGAACGCGATGCGCTCCACATCCGCCTCGTGGTCGAATTTCACCTGATCGCGGATCTCGAAACCGGCATCCTCGATCGCGCAGACCATGCGGTGATAGGTGCGCGTGCCGGAGAAGGCGACGACATGGCCGCCCGGCTTCAGCACGCGCAGCACCTCGGCCCAGAACTCGACCGCAAAGGCCGTCTCGCCGGTGTCCCATTCCTGGTGCATGAAGCCGGCCGAGGCGCGGGCATAGAGCCCGTCCTTGCCGTGCTGCGCCGGCGCCGCGCCCGGTTTTCCGAAGCGCTTGCCGATCGAGACCAGCGCATAGGGCGGGTCGGTCACGACGGAATCGATGCTTGCCGTCGGCAGATCGCGCAGCACCTCGCGGCAGTCGCCGGCATGGAGCGTCACGCGCCCGTCAAGGAAGGTGGCGCTCACGGGACCATCCCCTCCTCACGACTAAAGGCGAAGTTCCGCGATGAAAGACAACGCTGGCTAAGGGTATGTGATTTGCTATGGTTAACGCCGGGGGATGTGCCCTGCCTGTCATTGGGGGATGACATGACCGGGATTTGCCAGGGCCTTGAGGCTCTGCCGGTTGCCGCGTGGGAAGCTGAAACGACACGATACGGGGACGTCGAGATCGCCATGGTGGTCGAGACGACCCAAGGCCGCCGCCGACGAACGGCTGAGTTGATCGAGGTCAGCCTATCGCGCGACGAGGCGCGCCGGCTGGGCGAGGCCTTGGTCAAGCGGTCGGAGTCGGCGCCCGACGATAGCTTCGGTTGAGGCGCGCTCACGCCACCACCTCGCAGGCTCGGTCCGACGCCGGAGCGGCATGGCACGAGCCCGCCGCCCCGGTCGCCGCGACGACTTGTCCGGATCGCGTTTGGCCCACCCCCGCCACGGCGCGGGTGTTGACTCCCGCCTCCGCTTTTTGCGCGCCGCAATCCGGGCCGTGTTTGCCCTCGTCGTCGTCCTGAGCCGAGGGAAGGTCCGCGGGCGGGGTGTCTCTGATCAGATCGTTGAAATCGCAGCCCTCCGGCGCCCAGGCGATGCGGATCACCCTGCCCGGCCGGCGCCAGCGCGCGGCGGCGCGGCGCAGTGCGCATTCGGTGAGGAATCGCTCGCTGTCGCCGTCGCCGAGCAGCGTGATCTGGCTGATGCGGTCGGGAATGGCGATGCCCGGCTCGGCGAGGTCCGGCACGGGGCCGGGCACGCGCACCGCCCGCACATGGCCGCGCGCATCGGTCACCGTCAGGCTCGGATGCTTCACCGTCTCGGCCGCCCGGCCGCCGAGATTGCCGAGGTCGACCGCCGCCCAGAAGAGCACATGGCCGATATTGCGCCCGGCCGCGAGCAGGGCCTGGCGCACCGAGAGCACGGTCTCGATGCCCTCCCCCACATAGATATGTGAGGCGTGGTCGTGCCGACCGGCGAGATGGATATGGCCTGAGCGTTTCGAGCCGCGCACCTTCTTCGCCGGCAGAAACTCGCCGGTGTCGGGGTCGATCACCTCAGCTTTGCCGTTCGGCCGGCCGAGGTCGACATAGGTGACGTGCAGCCCGGCGAAACGGCCGGCATTGTCGACGATGGCTGCGAGCAGCGCCGGCCCGGAATGGATGATGCGCGGGCGGGTCTTGCCCGGCCGGCGCGGGTCCGGCTCTTGGCCGTGATAATAGGGCATGGTCTTGGCGGCGCGCAGCTTGCCGCCGTCGGGAAGATCGAGCCCGCGCAGCTTGAGATAGTGATGCGCGGCCGTGCCGAGGATAGGCTCCGCCCCCTGCCACAGCTCGAAAAGCCACTCGCGCTCGCGCTCACGGAACTTCGCCGAATCGGCCTCGCGCTTCGCGACCAGCTCGGCGCGCTCGCGCGCCTGCCGCGCGGATACGGCCGGGTCGGGCTCCTGCGCGCCGCCGAGCCATTCCACCGCCGCGAGAAAGTCTTTGCCTTCCACCTTCTGCACGAGCTTGATCACGTCGCCGCCATCCCCGCAGACGGCACAGACCCAGCCCTCGCCATCCACCTCGAAACGCGCGGCGCCCTTGGAGGCACGGTTCGGCGAGCAGATAGGGCAAGGGCCGACGAGCTTGCCGCCCGAGCGGCGCAGGCGCACCCATTTGCCGGCGATCTGGTCGCAGGGGTTGCGGCGCTTCAGATCCTCTTTCGCAGCGTCGGAGATCAGCGGCATCACACAGCCTCCCGAAAAAGCGCTCGGTGCTTGGCATCCCAGAGCGTCGAGCCGGGTCGCTTGGCTTTGAGCGCGGCCTCGACACGGGGACGGGACATCAGGAGCGCGCGGGCGATGGCCCACACCGGCCAGCCGGCGGCGCGCATGCGCCGGGCCGCGCGGTCGCGGCGCGGATGGTGAAGGCGGACCTCTGTGAAGCGCCGCCGCATCTCACGAGTCCGCACAGAGCCCGGCGGCCGAGCCGATCGAGACCTCGGTCCGCACCCGGCGGCGCCAATCGAAGGGCAGCATGTCCCGCCACGTCTCGGCGACCTCCGGATAAGGCTGATTGCAATAGGCATAGAGATCGGCGAGGTGCTCGCGGCTGGCGCGCACGAGGGGATCCTCGGTCTGTTCGGCAAGAAGCCTCCGCAGATTGTCGACGAGCTCTCGGCGCGCCTCACTGGCCCGCAGAACGGCGGCGATGGCCAGACGGCTTGGAATGACGGGCACCTTGCTCATGCGCCCGCGCCCTGCAAGCTGGCGATCACCTGCGTCACCGCCGCATGCACGTCCTGCGCGCGGCTCATCGCGTCGCGCAGCTCGGTCGGCGTCACCCGGCCGTCGGCGATCGCCTCGAGCACGGCCTGCGCGAGTTGCCCGGCCTCGACGGTGACCTTGAGGGCGAGGCGCATGCTGTCCTCGCTCAGCTTGGTCTCCTTCTGCGGCACGAGGTCATAGCCGTGCAGGGCCGCGAGCTGGCGGGTAATCACCGGGTCGCCGCAATGCGATTCGATATCGGCGACCTGATCGATGGCGAGGAAGCGGTCCGGCACCTGCGGCGAGGCGGCTTCGCTCAGACGGCTCTCCGCCCCGCGCGTGATCTCGGCAGCGGCGAGCCGCGGTCCACCCACACGGGTGAGCAGGATCTGCGATGCGCTTTTCAGCGCGTGGTATTCGGCGGCCGAGAGATAGCGCGCGGTCATGGTAAGACTCGCCTGTCAAGGGAAATCCGGGGCGCGGATTTCCCAAGCCGAAGGGGGACGTGTACGCTTAAGGTGAAGCCGTCAGATCACGGGGGACGACGCAGGTCCGGCAAGTCCTCCGGTCCGTCGGACGAATGCGGCGCGATGCCGAAGTCCGTCAACCAACCCGGGGGTAAATGATGAATGCGAATGCCACTCTCGAGATCACCGTCGGCGCCTGGACGGCATTGCAAGGCAAAGCCATGGCCCTCGAGCTCCTGGCACTCTCCATCCTGCAGCGCATGTCCGACGGCGAGAAGGCGGTGGCGGCCGCCATGCTCATGCTCGACCGGTATGAAAAAGAGCATTTGGGTAGTCAGGGACCGCACCGAACACCCGAGATCGACGCCCATTTCACGGTCATGCGCGCCACTCTCGAAAAGCTCGCCAAGGAGGTCCTCGCCTTCCGTGCGGGGGAAGGTGTGGAAATGCTCGGCTGAGAGCGGCCTGACCGGAATGGGCTCGCCGCCTGTCAAAATCTCGATGAGGCCGTCCATCACACCACCTCGCGGGAAAGAGCCGGCCCGGACCGGGGGCAGTCCGAGCCGGCAGTCAGGGAGGAAGCCGGCATGACCCCGCCGGCGCGGCAGGGTTCGGGTATTTCGGAGTTCGGCGCCGGCCACAGATCGGGCCGCAGTTCCCACCGCGTGACCTGCCCTTCAGTGGCAACTTCAATGGCAAGCGCAAGCTCTGCCGATACCCGGCCGGCACGCTTCGCCTTCCAGATTGCCCCTTGGCTTACATTGCAGGCCTTTCCGAGCTTGGCTTCGGAGCCGCGCAAGCGAATGGCCTTTTCAATCATGGGTGTCGCGTTCATGGCGGCATCAACATGAACACTTTGGTTTTCAAAGTCAACAACCACTCTCGTGACCCCGTGCAACAACCGAGGTTGTAAGATCTCAAGCTATGAAATGGTTCGAGAAAATCCGCGCGCGCCGCGAACAACTATCCATTTCCCAGGCCGAACTTGGCGTTCGGGTGGGATTGAGCCAGGCGGCGATCGACAAGATTGAGAGTGGCCGCGTCCAAAGAACGCGGGCCGCTGCACGCCTGGCGACCGCTCTCAACATTCCACTTTCCGAGATCGACCCGGACTTGGCGGCGATCTCAAGCGAACGATTTCCAGAGCCGAACGCAGGGTCGCCAATCCCTGTGCAGATCTCCTCGCATCGGCGAGTACCCGTTTACGGTCAGGCTATTGGTGGCGACGACGGGCGCTTTATTATGAATGGCACGCGGCTAATGGACGTTTTCTGTCCACCGTCTCTGGAGGGCGTTAGAGACGCTTATGCGGTGATCTTCCATGGCAGCTCCATGGAACCACGCTTCTTTGAAGGCGAGGCCGGATGGGTCAATCCTCATCTGCCCGTGAAGAGCGGTGATTTCGTCGTGGCGCAGATCGCAGCCGACAACCCGGGCGATCCACCTTTCGGTTACGTGAAGCAGTTCGTATCCAAGGGTGGGACAGACTTGGTTCTCAGGCAGATCAATCCCCCCGAAGGCAATGATGAAATTTTGAGATTCCCTGTAAAAAGGGTCATATCAGTTCACAAGATCGTTCTCTCTGGACAGATTTGACCACGTCGCCGCCGACAATCCGCACAACAACATTCGGCAAAGCCCCCGCATAATTTCGACATTCAACGCACCGCACCCGGCGCCAAAGATCTGCAACTGTGGCCGCTCCCATGCACTTGGCGCGCTCAATCTCGCGACGGCGCCAAATCCGCTCCCGCCCGCAATCATCGCATCTGAGCAGCAAGCTCGAAACGCTTGCCAGCGACCGCGCTGAATACGCTCCCCCGTCCATGCGAACCCTCAATGTTCTCCAGACGTTCTAATATCCGCCGCACATTCAGGAGTCGAATCGGCGCAGCAACAACCGACCGGGGGTCACGCTGGAATTTGGTTGTTGACCGGTAACAACTTTGGTTATAATTCTTCCCTCAATCCAGACACATTCCGCGTCGGACCGAGGGATCAATGCTTTCCAGCACAAGACGACTTTCGACCGGCCGCCAGGCACCCCTCGCCGGCAAGCCGGTCGCGGATGAGACATCCGCCATCACCCGCCGCATGGCCGAGAAGCTCATCGAGCTCGATGCCACCAAGGGTGGCGTGACCCGCGACGACCTCCTGCCCTTCTTCTCCAACCAAGAGATAAACACCTTCATCACGGCCGCCGCGGAGCTTGCCTGCGACCGCAGCGTGTCGCGCCTCACCGAGGTGGCGCCCCCGCCGCCAGTCGCGGATGAGACATCCGCCACCACCCGCCGCATGGCCGAGAAGCTCATCGAGCTCGATGCCACCAAGGGTGGCGTGACCCGCGACGACTTCCTGCCCTTCTTCTCCAATCAAGAGATAGACACCTTCATCAGGGCCGCCGTGGCGCTTGCCTGCGACCGCAGGGTGTCGCGCCTCGTCGAGGTGGCGCCCCCGCCGCCGGCGGAGGATCTGCCGGACGAGGCCGAGGCGCCGGGCGTCGACGTCAAGATCCGCCGCGCGGCGGAGCGCGCCGCCGAATTCTCCTGCATCGCTTTCATCCTCGGCGTCGGCATCGTCTTGACCGGCTACGCCTCCTTCAACGGGGGCTGAGGTGGGCGATATCTCCTTCCTGCGCGCCTGCCTGCTCATTCTCTTGGGCTATCTCATCGGAGCGACCGTGCTCGTGCTCGCCTGCAGCGGAGCTTGGCGCCTGATCTTCTGGAGGCGCCGATGATCTGGATGCAGACCGCCTCCGGCATCGCCTTCGACCTCCTCAACCCGACCCCCGCGATGGTCGACCTCCGGCATGACGTGCCGGATGCCCTCGCCCGCATCTCGCGCTTCACCGGCCATGTGCCCGGTGGCATCTATTCCGTCGCCCAGCATTGCGTGATCGGCGCCGACGCGCTGATGCACGAGACCGGCCGGCCTGACATTGCGGCCGCGTTCCTGCTGTACGATGCCAAGGAAGCCTTCATCGGTGATTGGGGGACGCCAATCAAGCAGGCGCTCGCCGCCGCCGCCGGCTTGGCCGTTCCCGATGGCCATAACGCCGTGCTGGAAGGCATGCGCTGGCTGGAAAACGGTATCGACGCGGCCATTCACGCAGCCGCCCGCGTCGCGTGGCCCCTTCCGCCGGCGATCGCCGCGGCCGTCAAGACGATGGATCTGCGCATGCTCGCCACCGAGCGGCGGCAGCTCCTCGCCCCCGCACCACAGCCATGGGTGGCGGCAGTCGAGGCCGCCGAGCCGCTACGCCTGGCCGCCGGCAGCCTCACGGTCTGGCCTTGGACCAAGGCCGCCGACGAGTGGCACGACCGCCTCAACCGCTATTGCCCCGCCGCACTCGCGGCCTGATCAACGGAGATATTCAATGGAAACGACCAAAGTTGTTTGGGAATTCAAACTTCATCAGCACGTCAAGCTCGTGGAGAGCGAAGAGGCGGGCACTGTCGTCGGCCGCGCCGAATACACGAACAGCCCCAACAACTACTTGGTCCGCTACCGGGCCGGAGACGGTCGCCAGACCGAGGCGTGGTGGACGGCCGACGCCTTGATGGCCTGCTGAACCGCCCGCGCCGCCTGCCTACTCACCCGCTCTGGCCCCGCCGCACGCGCGGCCTGATCAACGGAGATCCCCTTCCATGAAACGCATCCGCGATGCGCAGACGATCATCGGCATGCTCGAAGGCGGTGAAGTCTCCGCCGACTTGTCGAAAGAGATCACCGAGACTTTGGCTGCCATGCGCGAGCGCGCCGGCAGCAAGGGCAAGGTGAGTGGCTCCGTCAGCCTTAAAATCAAGTTCGATATGGAGGGAAACACGACGAGTATTTCCGTCGATATCGAATCGAAGCGGCCCAAGCCGCAACGCGGGAACTCCTTCTATTGGGTGCTCGACGACGGATCGCTCAGCACCGAGCACCCCCAACAAATGAACATGTTTGCCGGGCCGCGCGACGCCGCGGCCGATGCCGGCTGACATTCACCCTCCCCTCCAGCCCGGAGATCCTTTGAATGGCTCAACATAACGAAACCACGGTTCCCACTGTGGCTGCGATCGACAGCTTGACCGATCTCGCGGCCGAGGCGCGCGGCGTCGACCTCGTCGGCATAACCGCCCCGTCGACGCTGGAAGGCGTACCGTCATATATTCCGCTTGGCATCCGCCACGGCAAGACGCCCGAACCCATCGACCTCTCTCGCTTCTTCGAGCCCTATCGGACGCGCCCGGCCCGCAAGGCCGGCACCGCCCAGGCGCTGACGCTGCAGTCCTTCGTCGACCTCGTGAACCGCCACAAGACCGAGCATTCGGCGATCTTCGCCAATACCGACTGGCGCGAGCCGAGCTTCACGGCGGTGATCGACTATCACCGGCTCAGCAGCACGATCGAGACCGAGAGCGCGCCAACCCAGATACAGCCCGGCGAGCCCGACAACGGCAAGCACCGGGTGCGCTACGCCTTCCCGCTGTCGGACGAATGGAAAGCTTGGGTCGCCAACAACGGCGAGCGCATGACGCAAGCCGAGTTCGCATGTTTCCTCGAGGATCGCATTGCCGAGCTCTCGGCGCCGAATGACGCCGAGAAGATCGCACTGGAGCGCGATTTCGCAACGAAGGTGGCGACGCCGGCCGAAGTCATCCAGCTCTCACGCGGCCTGCAGGTCAATGTCGGCGCAACGGTCAAGAACGCCATCACCCTGCAATCGGGCGAGGGGCAGATCGTATGGCAAGAGAGCCACACGGATGAAAGCGGCCAGCCGATCAAGGTGCCGGGCATCTTTCTCCTGGCGGTTGCCCCCTTCTTCATGGGCGAGAAAATCCGCGTTCCGGTGCGGCTCCGGTACCGGCCGAAGAACGGCGCGCTGGAGTGGTTTTACAACATCTACCGGCCCGACCAGTTCGTGACCGAACGGGTGCGCGACGATCTCGACACGGTTGAGCAGGCCACCAACCTGCCGACCTTCGAAGGCTCGCCGGAGATCTAGCCGGCCGACCTGAGCCCTCGCTCGCGGGCTCCCTGTCCCGCACCGCACCCCTCGTGAGAACGAAGCCGGAAGATCCGGTTTCGTTCTTCCTGCCCGCCGGAGCGACCGATGAAACTCACCCTTGACCGCGCCGCGTTGCTCAAGCCGCTCTCGGCGCTCAACCGCATCGTCGAGAAGCGCACGACAATCCCGATTCTCTCCAATATCCTGCTCACCGCGGCCGACGGGCGGCTGGCGCTCAAGGCGACCGATCTCGACATCGAGGCGACCGCATCAGCCGCGGCTAACGTCGAGACAGCGGGCGCGATCACCCTCCCCGCGAGCACGCTGCACGACATCACACGCAAGCTGGCCGAAGGCGCGCGCATCGAGCTCGTGCTGTCCGACGACGGCACCAAAGTCGTCCTGAAGGCAGGTCGCTCGCGCTTCACCATCCACGCGCTGCCCGCCGCGGATTTTCCGGACATCTCGGCAGGCGAGTTGCCGCACCGCTTCACGCTGTCCGCGAAGAAGCTGCTGCATTTGATTGAGAAAACGCGCTTTGCGATCTCCACCGAAGAGACGCGCTATTATCTCAATGGCATCTATCTGCACGCGATCGACGACAAGCTGATCGCCGTGGCGACGGACGGCCACCGCCTGGCGCGCGCCACCGCCGAGGCCCCGGAAGGCTCGGCCGGCATGCCGGGCGTGATCGTCCCACGCAAGACCGTCGGCGAGCTCGTGCGCATGCTCGACGGCGCCGAGACGCTCACCGTCGAGCTTTCGGCCGCCAAGATCCGCTTCACGATCGGCGAGGAGGTGCTCACCTCCAAGCTCATCGACGGCACCTTCCCCGATTATCAGCGCGTCATTCCGGCGAACAACGACAAGATCGCCGTTCTCGATCGCGCTGCTCTCGCCGCAGCGGCCGACCGTGTCGCCACGGTGTCGAGCGAGAAAGGCCGCGCGGTCAAGTTCGACTTCACTGAAGGCCTGCTGTCGCTCGGCGTTACCAGCCCCGAGCAGGGCGAAGCCGCCGAGGATGTCGAGGCGGAATATGAGGCGGCGCCGCTGACGATCGGCTTCAATGCCCGCTATGTCGCCGAACTCCTCGGCACGCTGGCGAGCGACACCGTGCGCATCGCAATGGCGGAGGGCGGCGCGCCGGCGCTGGTCGATGCGCCGGGTGACGACAGCGTCACGCTCGTGCTCATGCCGATGCGGGTGTGACCGTGAACGCCGCGATCCCCCACCTCGAGGCGGAGCGCCGCCAGCTCATGGCGAGCTACGCCATCGCCCGCCGCCGCCACGCCGGCCAGCGCAAGGCCGCCGCGGCGCTCGTCAAGGTCACCGCCGCCGCGCTGAAGGCGGAGCTGGCGGAGAAGAGCCGCCGCGTGCGGGCGCCCAGCCTGCCCGATCTTTTCACATCGATGGAGGCCTGAACCATGGCCGAGGAAGCCGCACCCGATGTCTGGATCGGCGCCGAGCAGCGCGATGACGAGGTCGTTCTGGTGATCCTCCAGGGCGACCAGCGCATTGAGGTGAGGCTCGAGCCAATGCCTGCCCGCCTGCTCGCCGGCGCCATCCTGCGCTGCGCGGGCGATGCCTTCCACGCCCCGGAACGCGCCAAAGAGGCCCGCCCCAATGGTTGACCTCGTTCTCCGCCCCTCCGGCCTCGGTGACGAGCGGCGCGGCTGGGCGCTTCAGCTTCGCTACCACGAGAGCGTCGGGCCCACCGAGTATGTGACGATCACGCGTGTTTCGGTGGACGCCGCGCGCGAAATCATCCGCGCCGGCGCCGCACGCTGGATGTTCGGCGCGCCCGAGGATACGCCGCCGCCCGAACAGTGCCTCGCGCCAGAGACGGCACGCCTGGCGCGCATCGCAGACCTCAAGGCCGAACGGGCGCAGCTCGTCGCCGACAATGAAAAGGCAGCCGCATGGGGCGCGGCCGTCGGCGCCCGCGGCGAGCGCATCGCCGCGATCGAGAACGCGCTGCAAGAGCTGGAGCCGTCCAATGGGTGACCACTCGAAAATCGAATGGACCGAGGCGACGTGGAATCCCGTCGTCGGCTGCTCGGTCGTCAGCCCCGGCTGCACCAACTGTTACGCCATGCGGATGGCCGGCACGCGGCTCGACGGCAACCCGAAGGCCCCTCATTACGCTGGCACGACGACGCGGACCAAGGCCGGCCCGGTCTGGACCGGCAAGGTGGCGCTCGCGCCCGAGCATATCCTGACCGCGCCGCTGCGCTGGCGCCGCCCCCGCGAGATCTTCGTCAACAGCATGGGCGACCTCTTTCACGAGGACGTGCCCGACGAATGGATCGACCGCATCTTCGCCGTGATGGCGCTGGCGCGGCAGCACGCCTTTCAGGTGTTGACGAAGCGCAGCGCGCGGATGCGGGCGTATCTTGCCCAGTTTGAGCAGCGCGGCCGGTACGTGGTCAGCAAAACCCGTCCGCAGATTGGCCCAGATCCTCGAGACGGCAACCGGTTTCTCTTGCTGGAAGAAGGGCAGAACTGGCCGCTCCCTAACGTCTGGCTCGGCGTTTCGGCGGAGGATCAGCGCCGCGCCGACGAGCGCGTGCCCGATCTGCTCGCCACGCCGGCGGCGGTGCGCTTCGTCTCGGCTGAGCCGCTGCTCGGGTCGATCCGTTTCGACAACCTAGATGGGCCGTCCGGAACAGTTCTAGACGCTATGACTGGAAAACTGCTGGATGAGGAGGGGCTCGTAAACCGCGGCCCTAGCCTCGACTGGATCATCGTCGGCGGCGAGAGCGGCCCCGGCGCCCGGCCGATGCATCCAGACTGGGCGCGCTCGATCCGTGACCAATGCGCCGCCGCCGGCCTGCCCTTCTTCTTCAAGCAATGGGGCGAGTGGGGCTTATCAGAGTCAAAATTCGGGTCTCATGACCAGTTCGCGCTCGCCAATGACGGCACGCTCTATCAGTCGGCGGATCTCGCGTGGCCGGACGGAAAGCGCTGCGGCGAAGCGATCCGCGCAGGCCACGACCACGCCCATCTGACCGCGGTCTACCGCGTCGGCAAGCGCCGCGCCGGCCGGCTGCTCGACGGGCGCGAGCACAACGGCAGGCCGGAGGTGAGGTGATGGTCGCCTATAGCTTCAAGGCCCGCTTCGCCGAACCGATTCTCGATGGGACGAAGCTCGGCACCATCCGTGCCCCGCGCAAGCGCCACGCCAGGCGAGGCGAGGAACTGCAGCTCTACACAGGCATGCGGACGAAGCATTGTCGTCTGATCGCGCGCAAGCCTTGCCACGCAGCATTGCCCATCACCCTCGAACTAAACGGCGAGGGCGTCGTGAGCGTCGCCGCGGGTGATCAGACGCTGCAGATCCGGGACCTCGACGCCTTCGCCCGTGCCGACGGTTTCGCCAGCTTTGGGGAATTGCAGCGGTTCTGGCTCGACGAGCACGAGACCTCCTATTTCCGCGGCGTCTGGATCCTGTGGTCGCCGCCCTCGGCGCTGATCGAGCGCCGCCTCTTTGCACCTGAAGAATCCCCGGGCCGCGCGCCCTGAACCAAGCCCGCGCCCGTTTGAGATCCCCGCAGCAGGGTTTGCTGCATTGAACCGGAGAAACCCCATGTTTGGAGCCCTCAAGAAAGCTTTCAAGGCAGGCGCGAAAGAGGTCGCCGCCGATTATTCGCAGAACAAGGACTATCTCGAAGCCGTTTGCGCCGCCGCCGCCCTGGTCGCCAATGCCGACGGCGAGATCGAGGACTCGGAAAAGTCGAAGGCCGTTCGCGTCATCAGCAATCACCCGGTGCTGTCGAAGTTCTACAAGCAGAACGACATCGAGCAGACCTCCGATCAGATGTTCAAGCGGGCAAAGGACGCATCGGGCCGGCAACAGCTCGCCCGCGAGCTCGACGACATCAAGGGGCGCGACGGCGGCCAGATGGCCGAGGACGTCTATCTCGTGGCGCTCGACGTCGCCAATGCCGACGGCGAGCTCGAGCCCGAAGAAGAGGTGGTCCTGAAAAAGATCGCCTCCCGGCTCGGCGTCGACGCGTCGAAATTCGACTTCTAACCAGCGGTGAGGTCGACGGCCGGGCTGCGGCCCGGCCGCTCTTCAGGAGAGAACGATGATCCTTGTCTTTGGCATGCTCGACAGAGCCCTCGACTTGGTCGGCATCTGCACGCTCATGTATTGGACGTGGCGAGCCGCCCGGCGGCTCGCTCCCCGCAAAACAACCCCGAAGTAGCCGCACACCGAGCACTTCCTGTTTTCACGCCGCGAGGAGCCCGATGGCCGGATCCGTCAACAAAGTCATTCTGATCGGCAATCTCGGCCGCGATCCCGAGATGCGCCGGAATAATGCCGGCGAGCCGATCGCCAATCTGAACATCGCCACGTCGGAGCGCTGGACCGACAAGGCCACCGGCGAAAAGAAAGAGCGCACCGAATGGCACCGCGTCGCCGTCTTCAACGAGGCGCTCGCCAGGGTCGCCGAGCAGTATCTGAAGAAGGGCGCGAAGGTCTATCTCGAAGGCCAGCTGCAGACGCGCAAATGGCAGGATAAGGACGGGGTCGAGCGCTACACGACCGAGATCGTGCTGCAGCGCTACCGCGGCGAGCTGACCCTTCTCGATTCCCAGCGCAACGGCCCGCCGCCGGCGGACGATCCCGAAGCCTATGGTTCGACCCGCACACGCACCGACGACTATGCCGGCGCGAAGTCCGGCGCCCAACCCCTCACCAGCGAGCTCGACGATGACATCCCATTCTAATGCGGCCGGAACGGCTGCGGTTAGTAGCACAGACGCCGGATGGTGCTGCAAACCGGCCCTTGCGCCCTTAGGGGCTGAGGAGCTTGTGGAGCTGCGGAGGCTTCGCGCCATAGCGGAGAAGCCGTCCGCGCTCACGAAAGAACACGCGGATTGGCTCCGGGCTCTAGACAAGGCCGCTGATGGCCTTCTGACCCTGGCCGAGCACGGGCTGGCAGCTACGACCGTGCCCGACCCTGTCTATAAGGCCGTCGAGCGGATCCTGGACGAGAACAGCGCCTGGATAGCGCGGCCCAATGATGAGGTGACGAAGCGTGTCGCCTTCACGGCGGTTGTCGCGGCGCACACCATCATCGCCGCCGAGAGCGGGCTTGCCGCTGGGGCCGGGGCGCTCTCCGGCTGCACGATCGAGGGCGAAAACGGCAAGCGTTGGCGCATTGTCGGGCCTAATGGTCAATGGTCCATGCAGCCGATTGGAACCGTCACGGCCGGAGAGGCGGAGGCGATTTGTCGGGCCGCGCTGTCCGGCAGTGCCGCCGCCGGGACGACGGATGAGGAGACGGCGCGGCAGGTAGCGGACCGGATCATCAACCGCTTCCTCGATCTCGGAATGATGACTGTCGTCCCGCAGTTGGAACGCGCTCTCATTCGCGATCGCATCCTTGCGGCACTCGCCACAACTAGGGCTCAGGAACAGGAGAGGGGCGGGAAGATCGCGCGTGAGACCGCCGACAACCCCTTGCTCGACCACATGGCGCATGAGGCATCGCAAGTCGGTGCGTTCATCGACGTTGCCATCCGCGACCGGGCCGCGCATTACGAGAAGCTCGGCGACGCCATCCATCAGGAGAGCGATGATGCGTCCTGACTGCCCCCGTTCCCGCACGCCCATCTACCTGATCGGGATCATTGTCCTGCTGCTGTGGGCGGTGATCACGGCCTGGCTCCTCCACCCGGCAGCGGCCGACCCGCTCGTGGTCGCGATCGACGGCGACACGCTCGACGTGGATGGCGAGCGCATCCGCATCATCGGCCTCGACGCGCCCGAGACCTATGAGGCGCATTGCTCGGCCGAGCTCCGGCTTGGCCAGCGATCCACCAATTACATGCGCAGCATGGTCACCGGCGGCATCGACATCCAGCGCACGGGCAAGCGCGACCGCTATGGCCGCAGCCTGGCTCACGTCTATTTTCGCGGCGAGGACGTCGCCGCCGTTATGGTCCGGCAAGGTCTGGCCGTGCCTTACATCTGCGGCAGGCACTGCGGCCGGCGGATCAACTGGTGCGCCAAACTCGGAGGGTAGAATGCCAAATGCGAACGTCATCGCTGCAGCGCGCCTTTTGCGGGACGAAGGCTATGTGGTCGTGAAGCCGGAGTTCACGGCGGGCACTCTCCGCGCTGCGCTAGATGCGCTTACCGAGGCGCGGCACAAGTCCCGTGAAGCACAGGCCGCCCACATCGTTGCCACGGCGCTTTCCGATCTGGCGGCCAAAACCGCACAGTCCATGGGCGAGACGGATGGTGACCAGATGGCAGCGCATGACGCCGTCTGGGAAGCAGTCCCGCAAGAGTTCAAGGCATAGGAGGCGCGGACGATGGCACTTCGCCGCGGCCTGAGGCGAGATGAGGTCGCAGACTATCTCGGCATCACTCCGACCTCGGTTGACGACTGGGTGCGCAAGAAGCGGATACCAGGTCCGATCCCCGGTACGCACCGCTGGGATCTGAAGGCAATTGATGCCGCTCTGGACAAGGCGTCCGGACTTGTGACCGAATCGAGCGGGCTGACGCCTTTACAGCGGTGGAGGCTTGAACGTGCGGATGCGGCTTAAGGGCATCAATCAAATCTCGAAGCGGCTCGCCGACGGCAGCCGCGTCACTTATTATTATGCCTGGAAGGGCGGCCCGCGGCTCCAGGGCGAGCCGGGCTCGCCGGAGTTCATCGCCTCCTACAACGCCGCGCTCGGCAGTCGAAAGACCGTCAACACGGCAACCCTGCACAAGCTGATCGCCGAGTTTAAAGGCTCGGCCGAGTTCGCGACGCTGGGCGAGAAAACCAAGAAGGACTACGCGCGCTACATCGGTCTTATCGAAGACGAGTTTGGTTCGATGCCGATCGAGGCTCTTGCCGACCCCGAGGTCCGCGGTGAGTTCAAGGCCTGGCGCGACAGATTCTCTGACACGCCGCGCAAAGCGGATCTTGCCTGGACAGTGCTCGCGCGCATCCTGTCGGTTGCCAAGGATCGCGGGCGCATAAGCGTGAATCCATGCGAACGCGGCGGCCGGCTCTACGAGGCGGACCGTTCGGAGAACGTCTGGAACGCCGAACACATCAAGCAGTTTTGTGCCGCGGCCTCGGCAGAGATCCAAATGGCGATGCTGCTCGCCCTTTGGACGGGACAGCGTCAGGGCGACTTGTTGCGCCTCACCTGGAACAACTACGACGGCCGCGCGATCCGGCTCAGGCAATCGAAAAGCGGCAAGCGCGTCACGATTCCGGCTGGCGAACCACTCCGGCTGGCATTGGAACGCGAGCGCATTCGCCGTCGCGAGGCCGACGCACGTCGCCACCAGCGGAACCCAAAGGCTCAGGTCGCCGTCACACTTCTTGTCAACACCCGCGGGCGCCCGTGGACGGAGGATGGCTTCCGCACCTCATGGGGCGACGCCTTCGATACGTCGAAGATCAAGGATGATCTACACTTCCATGACCTGCGCGGCACGGCTGTTACCCGCCTGGCGCTGGCCGGCTGCACTGTACCGGAGATCGCCGCGATCACGGGTCACAGTCTCAAGGATGTCGAAGCCATTTTGGACGCCCATTACCTGGGCGGACGGGTCGAGCTCGCCGAGGCCGCGGTTATGAAACTGAATGCTGCCTTCGGGGTGGTGGATGGAACGACGGGGGAACAGAAATTCCCAACTATCTCCCAACCGCGTCTTCGGTAG